ACATTTTGGGATTTAGGTCATTCTGATAAGACTGCTATTTGGTTTGTACAACGTGCTGGTGTTGAATTCAATGTAATTAATTATTATGAAGATAGATTAAAGAAAATACCATTTTATGTTAAAGTTTTAAATGATCTTGGTTATAATTATTCTGCCCACAATTTACCTCATGATGGATCAGCAGAAACAGTTTCTAATCTTACTCCTGAAAAGCAATTAAGAAAATCTTTTCCTAACGCTACCATTAAAATTGTTGAGCGTCCTACCAAAAAAGCTATAGGAGTCAATGCAGTTAGGAGTCTTTTTCCTCTTTTAAATTTTGATGAAGAAAAGACTTCAAATGGTTGGCAATGTCTGGCAAGATATGCCTATAACGTTGATGAGGATACAGGAGTATTTAGTAAAGAACCTGCACATGATACACCGTGGTCACATGGCGCTGATGCTTTACAGACGATGGCTTTAAGCATCAAATCTGATGAAAAGAAACCTAATCGAGATAAAGCTAAGGAAAGAGTTAGACAGCATAACAATAATTGGATGGGAGTTATGTAGATGGCTTATAATCCTGAATTAGTTGAACAATTGTTAGGTAAAGAAGTTGCTAAATTATTAGATGGAACTATTGAGATAGAATCATCTAATGATGAGTATTATGGAAATTTAAAAGCTGGTGATAAGCTTATTTTTAAATTTAAAAATGATGGTAATATTCTTCCTAGACAATTTAAAATAGGATGATTATATGAATGATCAATATTCAATAGTTGCTTTTATCAAATTATTTCATCCAATACTTTATAAAGGTGATTTCTATATAAAATCTAAAGTATTTGGTGTGTTAAAAGCTCATACAATAGATGAATTAATTTTAAAATATAATGCTTTAATAGGTGAATTATGAGTCAATGGCCGCATGATGACACAGCTTCTAAGATTAAATTCTTTGGTAAACCCGGAACTAATTTGATTCAATTAACTCCACCTTTTCAAATGTATTATGATAAGCATCCTATTAAATCATTAACTGTAAATAAAATGATTGCGACTTCTTTATTGAAAGTATTCACAGAAATTCTAGATCAGTGTGGGCATGATCAGGTTAAGATTGATGCTTTAGGTGTTAGTAATTATGGTGGATGTTATAACAATCGTTCTATTAGAGGTTCTACTAATATTTCTAATCATGCGTTTGGCGCTGCTATTGACCTTAATCCTGAAAATAATCCGCTTGGTGGCAAGAAAGGTACGATGTCGCCAATAATTATAGCGGCGTTTGATAAAGAAGGTTGGTTTTGGGGTGGACGATATAAAGGCAGACTCGATCAAATGCACTACGAAGCGGTTAGTAGATAGATAAATTATGAATAGATTAAAATATCATCGAATGACAGAATTAGAAGCTTTTGAAGATAGTTTCATTCCAGAACCTAATAGCGGTTGCTGGCTTTGGTTAGGTTCTGTTTTTAAAAAACGTGGTGGTTATGGAATTTTTAATTTTGGTAAAAATTTAATGCAACGTGCTCATAGAGTATCTTGGCGACTTTATCGCGATCCTTGGCTCGATAGCAAAACTCATATTTTACATACTTGCGATATTACGTGTTGTGTTAATCCAGAACATCTATTTGAAGGTAATCAAGCTTTAAATATGTATGATAAATCTATGAAAGGTCGTCAAGGTCACGCTGAAAGTCATCCTAAATATAAGCATGGTCGCTATGTTGGTGATAAACAAAATCCAAATTATAAACATCTATTAAATGATTGAAATAAATGCCCGATATTGATAGTTGGCTAACAGAAGATGAAAAGATAGTTCAAGAGGCGCAGCGTCGCTTTAAAAGTTGTGAAGAATGGGAATCCACAGCTTGGACTAACTTTGATTATGATTATAAGTTTGCCAATGGTGACAGCGTCAATATGTACCAATGGGATAATTGGGTTGTTGGTGATCGGTTAGATAACCAACGGCCTTGTTTAACCATTAATAAAACAATGCAACATTGTTTGCAAATTATTAATGATGGGAAGCAGAATAAACCCGGTGTTAATATTCGTCCTGTTGGTGAAGATGCTAGTTTCGAAGCTGCTCAAATTTATGAAGAAGTAATTAGACATATTGAATATTTATCTAATGCTGAAAATGTTTATGATAAGGCTTCTGAATTTCAAGTCATTGGTGGAATTGGTTATTGGCGTATCATAACTGATTGGGCTAATAAGTCAAAAGGTTTTGATCAAGAGATTTATTTAAGACCTATCAAACATCCAAAATCAGTCAGACTTGATCCAGATATCAATGAAACTGATGGTTCTGATGCTAGATTTGGTTACATATTTAATGATGTTCCAAGAGATTTATACAAATCTGATTATCCTGAATTTGAAGATGTTGGTGGAAGTGTAGTCTTTCAAACGTCTGATGCTGATGGATGGTATACGAAAGATCATATCCGAGTTTGTGAGTATTTTAGAAAGAATCCTAAAAAAGATAAATGGATAGAGTTTGTTTTGCCTCAAACTGGCGAAACTATTGATGGTTATTATTCTGAATTAAAAAAAGATAATCCTGATGCAATAGCGCAATTTGAAGAAATCAAAAAACAAGAGAAAAAAGTTCCTCTTGCTGATCGTACAGCGCGCGAACGTACAGTATCTAAGAATAATATCGAATGGTATAAGATAGCTGGCAATACCATTATTGATCGTAGACCGTGGCTTGGTGAATATATTCCAATTATTCGTATTGTGGGCATAGAAACTATTATCGATGGTCGGTTAGATAGAAAAGGTCATGTTAGACCATTACTTGATCCGCAGAGGATATATAATGTAAATTCATCAGCTAATGTAGAATTTGGGGCTTTACAAACTAAATCACCATTTAGAGCCGCTGGTGATGCGATCGAAGGTTATGAAGAATATTATAAGAACGCTAATCTGAATAATTCATCTTATCTTCCTTTTAATGCTTATGATGACGAAGGTCGTTCTTTACCACCTCCTGATAGAATGCCAGCACCACAATCATCACCTGCTTATGTGCAACAGATGCAAATTGCACAAAACGAAATGATGATGGTATCCGGGCAATATCAAGCTCAGATGGGAGAAAATGAAAATGCTAAATCGGGTATTGCAATTAATGCTAGGCAACGTCAAGGTGACAGAGCGACTTATCACTATATTGACGGCCAAAGCATTGGTATTCGCAATACTGGTAAACAGCTTATTGATCTTATACCTAAAGTTTACACTAAGAAGCGAGTAATGAGGATTGAAGCTAAAGATGGGACAATTTTAAATCTTACTATCGATCCTAATCATACTGAAGCTATGACTAAAGTTCCTGTACCGGAACAACAAGACCCTAATGCTTCTGTGCCCACAGAAAAAGTATTAGACATTATCTTTAATCCTAATATTGGTAATTATACTGTTGTGTCTGATAGCGGTCCTAGCTTTGCTCCTCTCCGTCAAGAAGCATTTAATGCATTGACTCAGATTGCAGCACAGAATAAAGAGTTTATGAATATTGGTGGTGATCTTCTTTGGAAGGTTGCAGATTTTCCAGAAGCTCAAGAATTGGCTAGGCGTTGGAGGCGTATCATTCCACCTAATATTACTGGTGATGCTCCTAATCCACAGCTTACACAAGCCATGCATGATGCATCTAATAAGATTGAACAGCAACTATCTATTATTACTAAGCAGACTAAGGAATTGGCTGATAAAGATAGGGAAATGGACCTTAAAGAAGCAGAACTTAAATTGCGAGAAAAAGAAGCTATTGCTAGAGAAAGTCGTGAAGATTATAGGGCTGAAAATCAAAGAATACAAGCGTTGGGTAATTCTGGTCCTGCTATTACACCAGAACAAATACAACCTGTATTGCAACAGCTATTAAAGGGAATGCTGTTAGCTGGCGAGCTTGATCCTGTAAAATTAGCAATTGGTATTCGTGATATTGAGCATAATGCTATGACTAGTGATAAATTAGCTCAAATGAATAATAGTGGTGGAGATAATAATGCCCCTGCCGCTTGATACTTCATATGATGCTAGTGGTTATGATCCTAATGGGTTGCCATCTGGTTTACCAATAGATCAACCACGCATTGATGTATATAGGGGGAATGCTTCTGAAGATGCTACAGCGGAACCTAGTATTGCACAGAAAATAAGTGATACATTTCTAGGTACTCATGGTCATGAGCGCTATCAACTTTGGCCAGAAAGATTAGTGCGTTCTGCTTTATCAGCACCTCATGATGTTTATAATTCTGAAACACCTTTAACAAGTCAAGATTTGATTGCACCTGCTTTGGATATGTCGGCTTTAGCTGGGACAGGCGGCCTCGCTGGTGTAGGTGAAAGCGCTGGGGCTGCAACCCTAGGGGCTGGTCCTTTTCTTCGTCCTGCATTAAAGTATGAGGGCAAGATTTATAAAGCTCCGATGGGTGGTGAGCATATGGATGCTGTGCCTCCTAACTTACGAAATGAATTTACCAAGCAAGCTATGAGTGGTGAAGATATCAGTAATTTTAATTTTGGTTTTATGAATCATAAAGGACAATTCTTGAATAGAGAAGATGCTTTGAAATATGCTATTGATCAGGGATTGATTAGTGAACATAATGCTAAGTTTGGTGCTTTGACTAGTACATTAATGGCAGATAGTAGTAAAGAAGGTGCGGCTATTGGTGCTTTAGAAAAAAGTCAAAGTCCATTTTATAGTGCATTAGAAAAGAATGTTGCTGATATTAATCAAGCTAAAATGACTGGTGATCAGTGGTTAGGAACATTATCAAATAAGCCGGGTGTCAAGCCTGAAGAAATGGATTGGACAGGATTAAAGGATTATTTGGCTAGTAAAGGTAAAGAAACGGTTAGTAAGGATGAAGTGCAAGCGCATTTAAATAGTAATAAGGTTGAGTTGGGGGAAGTAAGGAAAGGCGCTAGTGAGTATCATCAACTTCAATATAAACCTACTTTAGAAAATCATTTGCGAAATTTTGAAGATATTCTTCCAGCTTTTAAATCTGTAGAAGATATAGCATTAGCTAAAAAACATAATATTCATTTTGCTGAAACTGTTAAAGGTTATTCTGATAAAGAAGTATTTGATACTGTTCAAACAGCTAAAAAACCTTTAAATTTTCCTGAAAATCTATTTCAAAAATATGATACTAGAGCAGAAGCAGAAACAGCTAGAAAAGCAGCGGGTGCTGAAAATCATTTAGATGTTAATACAGAGCGTACTAATTCAGATATTAAATATCACTCCTATCAACTTCCCGGTGGTGAGAATTATAAAGAGACTTTATTAATGTTGCCAACTGAAGGTTATAGAGCAGCAAAAGCAAAAGGTATCTCTGGAAGTAATTTAAAAGAATATGAAGGGACTGGAACAGACAATTACAAATCCTCTCATTGGGATGACCCAAACATTCTAGCTCATGTTCGTACTAATGAACGTGATGTTAATGGTAAACCATCATTACATGTTGAAGAAATACAGAGTGATTGGCATCAACAGGGAAGGGAAAAAGGGTATAAAAATCCTGAAGAATATCAAGCTAAACAGAATGATTATAAAAAACAATTGCAAGATATTCAAGCTGAAAGAGCTAAATTAGTTGGAAGTGGAAATGCTATTGATAAGGCAAGATATGAAGAATTACATAATAAAGAAAGCGTAATAACTGATCAGTATAATGCACTACATGATCAAAATGCTTATGGTGTTCCAAACGCACCATTTAAAAAATCATGGCCTGAATTAGCTATGAAAAGAACTATTAGACAAGCTGTTGAAGAAGGTAAGGATAGAGTTAGTTGGACACCGGGAGAAGCACAAGCGGCTAGATATGATTTGAGTAAGCAGGTTGACGCAATAGATCATATTAAAAATTCTAATGGTACTTATGATTTAATTGTCAAACCTAAAAATGGTGGTCAAATAGAAAAGTTAGGATTAAAAGAGAACGAATTGTCTGATATTGTGGGTAAAGAAGTAGCTGAAAAAATTATTAAAGGTGAAGGTGAAAAGTCTCCTGCTAGTAAAATGAAAATGTTATCAGGATTAGATTTAAAAATTGGTGGTGAAGGCATGAAAGGCTTTTACGATCAAATGTTACCTAATATAGTTGAAAAGATTGGTAAGAAATATGGTGTGAAGGTTAAGGAAGGTGAAACATCTACTGCTGATAAAGGAAATGGTGCATTTGAAAATATTCCAACTGTAAATAATTCAAATCCAGAAAAAGGTACTGCTAAAGTCAAATACTTTGATATTCCTGAAAAGATGAAACAAGATGTTTTGAAAAAAAGCTTTGCTTTGTTTTCTAATCCATTACCTATACCCACACAGAGGGAAAAATAACATGCCTTTAAAACATGGAACTTCAAATAAAACACGTAATGAAAATATTAAAAAAGAAATTCACTCTGGTTTACCGATAAAGCAAGCTGTAGCTATCGGATATAGTGAGCAAAGAGAAGCAGAGAAAAAGAAAAGAAAAAAGAAAAATAAAGATTGGAAATAATATGGATCGCTTACCACGTAGATTTATTAAGCCAGAAAGTATTTTGATTGAACAGACAGCCTTGAAATTGGCAACTGAATTTTATGAGATTGGCCGTTCTCAAGGACTAACTAGTAAATATAAAACGCATCAGGCTTATGCTAGGCGTCACTTAAATGAGTTTGTTCCTAAAGCGGTAGAGCTTTTAATGGATATTTTAGCTAATCCTAAAACGCCACAAGATCAGCGTGATATGATTTTGGATGCCTTCCTCGAACGTACTAATGACGTTGAACTTTCTGATAGTATTCCTGCGTTTAATAATCCATTTGCTAAAGATTTCGTGTCTGATAAAGTTGTGCCTCAGAAGCCATTGGTCGGAACTTCACCAAAGAATCGAATTGAAGATTTACCATTAGAACAAATGTTACATTCGAAAGGGAAGTCAGATGGCTAAGAAAGCAGGATTGCCGATTAAGAAAGCTGAAGGTCCGACTAAACCAGTTCCGGTTAAGATTGTTCATGATGAATTGGACAATCCTACTATTAGTAAAGATCATGCTGATCGTGAAAGAAAATATAAAGCAGAAGATGCATTACGGGACTTGGAACGTGCTGAAGGTCATAAACGCGATAAGTCACTAATGTCTGATGTAAAGAAATTGGCTAAAGATAAGATAAAATCAATTCAAAAGATATGTTGATATGAAGTTCAATAATAAAGAAATATCAGAACTAGAAGATTCAATATTACTTGCTGCAAGAGATCAGTGTGGGCAAATATTGATTGATCGTGTTGAAGCAGGCAAACATGAAAAATTTAAGAAAATGCCTTTCCCACCTCCTAATCCAAAATTTATCGAAATGAAAAATGAAATTGAAAACGAAATAAAGAAACGGAAATTGTAAAATGAATATGATTTGTGATGAATGTAAAATTTATAAAGATGATGTTAGATTTAATTATAATTATGCTTGTAATTTATGTGTTGAATGTATTGCAAAATTAAATAGGAATTTAAAAAAATGAATCCATTATTTTTAAAATATTTAAATTCAGTTAAATTATTTGAAGCTCCTAATGATCAGGGTAAACCTGAAATCAAAGTAGAAAGTGTTGATAATCGTAAAGAAAATGCAAATAAGGATGTAGTGAGTAAAGATGAAGATGAAAAGACGGAGGAACAGGAAGAACAAGAGGAAGACGAAGATAATGATGAGAATGAAGATGATACAAATGAAACTGATGATGAAAAGAAATTACGTATAACTAAAGAAAAAGAAGAACGTCGTCAAGGTCGCATTCAAAAACGTATTGATAAATTGACTGCTACTGTTGGTAGCAAAGATGCTGAAATCGAAGCGTTAAAAAAGCAACTTGCTGAAAAGCCTGTTGAAGGATTAACAGAGGAAGAAGTAGAACGCAGAGCAGCTAAGAAGGCTGAAGAATTAGCTGCTGCTAGAGATACTGATCGTGAGAATAAGGCTTTTCAAAAAACCGCTGATGATTTGATTAAAGCAGCAAATAAAGTTGATAAGGATTTTGAAAAGAAGATTAATGAAGTAGCTGTTGAAACAGATACCAAAATGCCTAAATATATGGTTGAGATTTTAAGTGATCTTGATCATAAAAATGGTCATGAGATTTTAGCTATGTTAGCTAATGATGAAGATTTGTATCAGGAAATTTGTGAATTATCTGAAAGACGTATGACGAAACGATTGGATAAAATGTCAGAAGAGTTAAAAGGACGAAATAAAATTAAGCCAAAAGAAAAGATTATTCCTGATCCGATTGAACCTATTAATGATGGTGGTAATAATAGAGGAAACGTATTACCAAAAAATCCTACTTCTAACATGGAAGAATTTGTTAGGATTAGGAATGCTCAGGCTGAAGCTTATAGAAAGAGTAAACTGCGATGATAAAAGAATGGCCACTATATCAGAGTCATAAAAAAGTCAGAGCTTTAGAAATTGATAATTTAGAAGTTCATATTGATGAAGGTACGGCCAAATTAACATTTATTGACAAATCTTATAATTCTATAATTATCTCTTTAGCGATGATTACTAGATATAAACCTGTATCTGGTGATTTCTATATTGTTTATGAAGATAGTTATGAATCATTTAGTCCGAGAAAAGCATTTCTAGATGGGTATACTAAGTGCTCTTTTTGAGGAAAATCTTTAGATGGTTAAAACAATACTTGACAAATTTTAAAGGTTGAGTTCAAGTGTGATAAATCCGTCTCTGTCCGGTTCATAGACACTGTAAGTTAAAGCCGCCTTTGTCCGGTAAATGGCACTGAATGCTTGATGAATTGATCGTACCGAGCGCGATCACAAATTAAATTTCATCCCATTCAGTTTTAAACCCATTTAAGGATCACGGCATTGGCCAATACATATCTCACTATCGACATGATTACGGCAGAGGCTGTCCGCCTTTTCAAAAATAGTAACCTATTCGTCATGAATATGGATACTCAATACAGTAATGAGTTTGCTGTAGACGGTGCTAAGATTGGCGATACTCTCCGTATTCGCTTGCCTTCTGACTTCATCGTTACCAATGGTCCTGCTATGCAGTTGCAGGATAATATTCAACAGTTTACTCGTTTAAGTGTTTCTACTCAATTAAACGTTGCTACGCCTTATACTACTCATGAACGTACTATGAGTATTGATAATTGGAATGAACTCACTGGCGCTCCAATGATTAATAACTTAGCCGGTAAGGTTGCTCTTACTGTAATGACTGGTTCTGAAGGTGGTGTGTGCAACTTCATTAGTAATGTTGATGGTGGTGGTAACATTATCACTCCTGTTTCTGATCAATTCTTACAAGCTAATGCTATCTTAGATGATCAAGGAGCATCTATGATGGATAGACGCATTGTTAACCAACCTACTACTGATGCACGTACTACTACCGCATTGCAGGGTTTGCTGAATCCAGTTACGGAAATCTCTGCTCAATTTCGTTCTGGTATGATGAAGTCAGGACTTGGTTATGATCGTTGGTTCCGCGATCAAACTGTTATTACCCACACTTCAGGTACATATAACGGTGCAGCTACTGTAAATGGTGGTAATCAGGTTACTGGTACAGGTGGTGGTAATATCACTGTTAACGCTATTGTCGGTACTTTCAGGAAAGGTGATATTATTACTTTTGGTGGTGTTAATGGTGTTAACCGCACGACTAAGCAATCTCAGGGAACTTTGCGTCAATTTGTTTTAACTGCTGATGTTGCTAATGGTGCAGTATCGCTTCCTATTTATCCCGGTTTGATTCCTTCTATTACCTTTGTTGCCGGTGGTCCTGATCAGCAATATCAGACTGTCGACGCTTCACCGCTAAATGCTGCTACTATTACGATGGTTTCCAAGGCTAGCGAAGTCTATCGTAAGTCGATTGCCTATACTCAGAAGGCAGTCACGATGGCTACCGCTGACCTTGTGTTGCCCCGTAGGGCAATTGAGGAAGGTGCTAGGGCTAACTATGATGGCATCGCGATGCGTATCATTACCGACTACTTACCATTGTCGGATCAGTTGGCTACTCGTGTTGACGTTCTATTCGGATTTTTATATATTCGACCTGAATGGTTATGTGTAGTTGCAGATAAGATCTGATGTAAATTTATATTTGACATCTCTCCAAGTTTGGTGTACATGATGTATACTTTTTCTTGGAGAGATGAAAATGGGAAGACCTAGGATTGAAGGAATTTGTTCTACTAAAGATTGTCAAAATTCTATTTATAGTAAAGGATTTTGCCAATATCATTATAATAGACACCGTTTAAACAATGATCCTGAAAAAGCTAAAGCTGGTTTAAGAGGCCATCCTCTTTATCATCTTTGGTTTGAACGTAAACAAGCAAACTTACTTTGTTGGGAATGGACACATTTTCCATATTTTATAGATGGCGTTAGCCCTAAACCAGAAGGTGAATATTTTTTAGTTCGGTTAGACGCTACTAAATCTTTTAGTCCTGATAATTTTTTATGGCAATTGCATCTTAAGAGACAAGATGGAGAAAGTAAAAAAGATTGGTGGGCTAGAAAAAGAGCAGCTAGAGTTTTAGCTAATCCTTCTATGGACAGAGAACGAAATTATAAAAGATTTTTTGGTATTACTATAGAAATATATGAACAAAAATTTAAAAATCAAAATGGTAAATGTGCAATTTGTAGTGATGAAGAAACATCAGTTGATGGTAAAACAGGATCGATAAGAAGATTGGCTATAGATCATTGTCATAAATCAAAAGGAATACGAGAGTTACTTTGTTGGCGATGTAATAGCACTTTAGGTAACGTGAATGATGATATTAAACTTCTACATGAAATGATCAATTATCTTATTAAACATAAGGAGACGGATTAATGTCATTTGAATCTATGGAAGATAAACATGTTCCACCGACATTTCAGCAAGCTACTGCTTCTGCTATGCCACAATTTGTCAAGAACTTTCAAGCTTATGATGTCGGTAATCCGCATCCCGGTTATGGTACTGACCCAAACATCTTAAATTGTTATGGTCATACCAAATATCCTATGTGGGTTACTAAACCCAATCAAGAACAAGTAATTGTTAATAATGAAGATGAAGAAAATGCGACTTTAGGAAAAGAACCTGCTGCATTGCGTGAAGATGGTCCTACGGTAGAAGAGTATGCTTCTGCTGGTTATAAAGCAGTAAATTATCCTCCAAAGGGATATGCTTCAAAAAGCAGCGATGAAGAAATTAAGGCTGCTATTGATAAGCAAACTCCTAAGAGTGGATGGTAGTTTATTTAATTCTTTCTAAACAACATTCAGGAATTGATACAGCTTGATGAATAAAATCACTAGTAACATAAACTTCATCAAGCAATACAATATAGCAGTCAACGATATGCCTTGTAGCAACTCCTATGATAGTTCCTTCACGTTCATTAAGTGGATTAAAACCAAGCTTTACAAGTTTAACTCTATCGTTTGTTTGCAGATTAAGTTTGTTGAACATTTTAAACTCCCTGAGTTGATAGTGTCAATATAAATGGTTCTAACCACTGTGTCAACTAATAAAATGAGATAATTGTGGGAATAACTTCTGAAACTGCACGCGGTATATGTACAATGGCCTTAAAAGAGGCTGGTGTACTTGGAGTTGGCCAAACAGCGTTATCAGAAGATATAAATGATACATTCACATTATTAAACAGAATGATGGCAACTTGGCAGCGTAAAAGATGGGTTGTCCCATCGCTTTATGATATTGCTGCTATTGTGAATGGATTGAAATCTAATCCTATTGGTCCAGGTCAATTTTGGAATGCGCAACGTCCTGATAAGATACAAGCCGCTTATTTTATTCAAAATATACCGGGTAGTTTATCTAGTAATGCAAACGCCGTTAGCTTTCCGCTCATACCTATATTTAGTTATGAAAATTATGCTGCTCTTGCTCTTAAACAATTACCATCATGGCCGCAATATTTCTTTTATGACAATCAATTTCCTGTCGGCAATGTTTATATTTGGCCTATTCCTGATGCAACTTATGAAGTTCATTTAATTTTAAAAAGTCCTATTGGATTTACAATTGAATTACAAACTGGTATTATTAGTACAGCTGGTCAATTATATACTAATGGTGTTTATGTCGCAGTCCCTTTAATCAATCTTACTGGCTTTGGATCAGGAGCGACAGCAAATATTACTGTAACTAGTAATAAAGTTACTGGTGTTGTAATTGATAATCCGGGCGATGGCTATAAAATAAATGATCAATTAACAGCAACAGCAGCTAGTATCGGTGGTACCGGTAACGGATTTATTTATACTGTGACTGATGTTACAGATGATTTAAATGCAGTAATGAATATGCCTCCTGAATATGCTGAAGCGATTCATTATAATTTAACACTTCGTGTTATGAGTATGTATAATTATCCTGCTGATCCATTTAGATCAGCATTAGCTAAAGGTGCTCTTAACACAATACGTGTTGCAAATGCTCAAATACCAACATTATCTATACCAGCAGCATTAAGGAATGTTCGTGGTAGTAATTTCTATATATTTAATGCGGATGCGAGATAGGTATATAAATAATGCCTCGTGTTAATTTAGTCGGTTCTGGTTATGCTGGTAAAAGCATTATTGCAAGTGGACAAGAGACTGTTAACCTTTACGGCGAAGTAAATAGTGCTGATCCTGAAAGTCCTGCTCCTGTAACTTATTATCCTACCCCAGGTACTGATTTATACGCTACACCGATTCCTGCAAATTTAAATAAAGTTAGGGCTGAATATAGAACAAGTAGAGGTACAGCTTATTGTGTGATTGGTTCTACTGTTTATATTGTTACCGCTATTGGTACATTAATTGTTGTAGGCACAATCGCAAATCTTCCAAGTCAAATATATTTTTCAGATAATGGTCTAGCTGCTGTATTAGTTGATGGTACAAATGGTTATGCTATCGATCTTACTACTAATGCGATTGGTCAAATAACCGATCCTAATTTTTATAGTGCTGATTATGTAACACTTTTAGATACTTTTTTTATATTTAATAGGTCAGGTACGAATCAATTTTTTATTACAGGATCAAATGTTACTTTTACTATGCTTACTACTACCGGAGCATTTGATCCATTAGATATTGCTGCTAAATCTGGTTTCAGTGATCCTATTGTGGGCATAGTGACCGTTCATCGCGAGCTTGTATTAATTGGACTTCTTACAACTGAAATTTGGATTGGTACTGGCGCTGCTGATTTCTTTTTTCAAGAGGTTCAAGGTACTTATGTCAATCATGGTTGTGCTGCTCAGTATTCAATAGCTACACAAGACGTATTAGCATTTTTCTTACAACAAGATTTACAAGGTAATTGTCTAGTTCTCCAATTACAAGGTTATGATGTTACTGAAATTTCAACACCTCGTATTGTTTCTGAATTTAGAAAATATGCTACTATTTCTGATGCTATTGGTTTTTGCTTTCAATTAGAAGATCATTCTTATTATGCTATAGTATTTCCAACTGCAAATAAAGGTTGGCTTTATGATCTTACAACTAGTGCTAAATTAGGTTTTCCTTTTTGGTCAGAATGGAATTGTACTGATATTAATGGAAATTTAATTAGACCTCGTGCTAATTGTGTAATGTTTTTTAATAATTTAAATTTAGTTGGTGATTATGAAAATGGAAATATTTTAGAATTAGATATCGATGTTAATACTGATGTAACAACAAATGACGGTCTATTGCCAATAACCAGAATAAAAACTTTTCCTCATATGCTAGAAAATAATGATCGTGTTACTTATGATCAGTTTCAATGCGATATGGAAGTAGGTACTTCACAACCTGATGATGATCCACAGATTTCTTTAAGTTGGTCTGATGATAAAGGTAGAACTTATGGAAATCCAGTAATGCAAACATTAGGACAAATAGGAGATTATAAAGCTGTTCCATCTTGGAATAGATTAGGAATGGCAAGAGATCGTATTTTTAAATTGAGTTGGTCAAGTAATGTGGTGACTGCTTTAAATGGTGCATTCGTTGATCATAGGCCGTCTAGATCATGAGTAATACTCGCCCAGTTGCTAATACTGATGCTCCTATAGTTGATATTAAAACAGGTAGACTAATTTCACCTTGGATACAATTCTTTCAACAGTTTGTTCAAAAAGCACCTAAAGTAGTCGATGTTAGTTCTTTATCTCCATATACAGCTAATCAGTTAGGTACATTAATAACTACTAATGGAGCAACTGTTCATTTAATTAGAGGAAATATTACTATTATTTTAGGTGCTGGAACATTTATAATTCCGATTAATATTGGTGATACTGTTTCATGGACTTCTGGTACATTTAAATTTTTGGGGAGTTGATATGGAATTAGCAATATCTAAATTAACTCAACGTGATAAAGTATTTATATTTGAATCATGGATGAAACAACAGCCACAACTTGATTTAAAAGTAAATCATTATTTTTCTCATGGTGTTTATGCAAGAGAGCTTTTAATTCCTGCTGATACTATTTTAACTGGCGAAATACATAAATTTACTAATTTAAACATTCTAATTAAAGGTAAAATTAAAGTTTCTATTGGTGATGAAATAGAAATAATCGAAGCTCCATTTATTATTGTATCACCAGCAGGAACAAAACGAATTGCCCACACAATTACAGATTGTGTATGGATAACAATTCACGGAACGCATGAAACACATGTTGACAAAATTAAAGAAATATTCATAGCTGATTCTGAAAAAGATTGGCTAAAGTTTTCAAACATTAATCAATTGGAGTTACCGCTTTGGCCTGGGTAGCGACTGCTATTATTGGCGCTGGTGTAGTTGGGGCTGCTGGTACAGCTTATGCTGCTAGTAAAGCTTCTGATGCTCAACAGCAAGCTGCTGCTACTGCTGCTAATACTCAATTATCAATGTATAATCAGACAAATGCTAATCTTGCACCATATCGCAATATTGGCGGTACTGCTGCAACTCAATTAACTGCTCAACTCCCTGATTTAACTAAACCTATTAGTGTTAATCCGCAAGACTTTTTAAATAGTGACCAATATAAATTCTTGCAAACTCAAGGAGAAAGAGCAGTCACTAATTCATCTGCTGCTAGAGGATTAGGAACATCAGGAGCAGCGTTAAAAGGTGCCGTTGCTTTTGAAAGTGGTTTAAATGCTCAACAATATCAACAGAATTTTCAAAATCAAGTTACTAATCAAACAAACGCTTATAATCGTCTTAAGGGATTAGTTGATACTGGTGAAAATGCTGCTGCTCAAACTGGTAATGCTGCTACCGCGACAGGTCAAGGAGTTGCTGCTTCTCAGACTGCCGCTGGTAATGCGCAAGCCGCTGGTTATAACGCTGCTGGTACAGCAGTAAGTAATGCTGCTAGTAGTGTACCTAGCGCTTTTCTTACTGCTGGATTATATGGTAAAATGACTGGTAGTGGATCAACTGGTTTACCATTAGCTACAGGAACTTAATATGGCTGGTTTAGATGTTGATACTTCATCGTATCCACGTCCTGTAGCGCCTCCTAATGCGCTAGATACGATGGGTAAGGTTATTGATATTCAGCGTGGGCAACAAGGATTACAAAGTAATGCGTTAACTATCGATAAACAAAAGCTTGATTTAGTTAATCAGAGATATGGCGAATTCGTTAAAACACTAACTGGATTAAGAAATGATCCTGATTTAAATGAAGATAAATTAAGAAATTGGGCACAAACACAAGTAAAATTAGGTTATGTTACTCCTGAAATGGCTGGTCAATTTATTAATCAATTACCGCCAACACAAGGAATGAAACCAGATGAATCTAGGAAAGCATTAATAGGTAATATTGATACCAATCTAACTCATGCCGCAACACTTAAAGAAGCAATAGATTATCATTCTGGTCAACAACAGGGATTAGATACAGGAGCAGCTATTCAACCTGTAGCAGTTAGTCCTAAATTCGGTATTGGCTCAACTGGTTTACCGATACAAAAACAACCGGCTCCGGGGACTACTGGTGTTGATGTTAATAATAATCCAGCGTTTCAACCTCCTGTTCCTAATGCTGTTAATATGCCTCCTGCTGCTCCGGGTTCTGTTAATTTACCTATGGCTGGCAGACCTGCCCTATCACCTGTTGTACGTTCTCCCATAGTTCAACAATTTCCTGCGCAGCCAGTACCTCAACCTCAATCATTTACTCCCGGCCCTCCTGTCAATTATTCAGAAGGCCAAAAAGCCTATAATGAGGATCAGGCTCTAGCTACACAAAAGCTTACGGCTATTAAACCTGCGCTCTTGGCTTTAGATAAAATTCCTGATTTGAGATCAGGACCGGGAACTAAACTTTGGAATGATGCTGTTGCAGGATTAAAAGCTAATGGCATTGTTTCAATAAGTACTAAAGATGATCCTACAGCAGTGTATCAAGAGGTTAATAAATATCTTCACCAATATTTAAAAGGTCGTGGCGGTCGTTCTGATGCTGATTTAGCTGCTGCTGAAGAAAGTAGTCCTAACCCTGGTACTCAAATTAATCCAGCGTTATTAAAACTTACTCAAACTGCCGTAGCTCAAGATCGTATTGAAGCAGCAAGAGCGAATGCTTTTAAAGGTGCTGATTATCAAAATTATAATAAACATCGTTCAACATTTCCTGCTGCTATGGATGAAAGAGCATTTATTGTTGATAAAATGACACCAGAACAAAAGCAAGATTTGGCTAAAGAAATTCAAAAAATGAAGCCTGCTGAAAAGCAAAGATTTATGAAATCATTACGCACTTATGAAGAAACTGGCGTAGGTGCTCAACAATGAATGATGAAGATATTTTAGATAAATATGATTTATTACCTAAGTCTAATGTTCCTAAAAAAGCAATGATTGAAAGTGATGAACTGTTATCTAAATATGGTCTTACTCCATCTGAAGAAGTACCAGTTTCTAAAGATCAAAAATGGTGGCAAGGATTAAATGCAGATACTTCGTATGAAGGCGTTGCTAAGCGTTTCGGTATTGGTATTGCTCGCGGCGCAAAAGATGTTTTAGATACAGGTGCTCATGATTTAGCTAGTGCTACTTCATATGTAGCTAATAAAATATTACCTGAAAATATTGCTAGTAAAATTAGTCAAAATGCTGAAGCTACTAAGTCTGAAGATATCGCAGGACAAAAAGCGATAACTCAAGAATATGAAAATTCTCCTGCTTTTAATATCGGTCGTCCAGTTGGTCAAATAGCCGCTACTTTACCTATCATGCCCACAAGTGCTATGACTGGAATTGCAACAGCAGCTAAAGCCTTGCCCACAATTAATGCTGCTGGTGTTAAAGTTGTTGCTCCATTTGTAAATAGAGCCATTGCTGCTAGTGGTCAAGGTGCGTTAGGTGGTGCTATTGTTGGTGGAGCAACTTCATCAGTAAATGATAAATCTTTAGCTGAAAATGTCGGTGAAGGTGCTTTAACTGGAGCAATTGCCGGACCCGCTCTTACTGCTGCAACTAGTGTGGGCAAAGGTATTAGTAGAACTTTGCTTAATTCTATTTCTCCTGAAAGGGCAGCGTTAGCTCAAAAAGCTGCTCAACACGGTATTGATTTAGATGCAAGTCAAGTTTCTGAAAGTCCATTATTTAAAAAATATAATCAAGTTAGTGGTTGGTTACCATTTTCAGGAGCACAAAAAGCATCTGATAAACAAATAGGACAATTTACTAAAGCTGTGTCAAATACATTTGGTGAAAATGCAGAAAATATTACACCTAAAGTTATTCAATCAGCTAAGAAACGTATTGGTAGCGATTACGATACTGTAGCAGCTAATACTAAAATAAATGCTGATAATCAATTAGTACAAGATTTATCTAAAGTTTATCATCAAGCTGATTTAATGTTAACTCCTGATCAGTTTAAAGTTTTTCAAAAACAATTAATGAATGTTACTGGAAAATTTGCTAATGGTGAAATGCCCGGTGAAGTTTGGCAAGGTTTGCGTAAGACTACCGAACCATTAAGCTCTATTGCAAATTCTAATAAGAATACAACTCTTGGACAATCAGTAAAAGCTTTAAAAGTTGCAGTAGATAGTGCTTTTAATCGTTCTGCTCCACAAGATATGCAGTCATTATTAAATCAAGCTAATAATCAATATAAAGCTTTAAAAACAATAGAAAAGCTTGCTAATAGTAGTGATGAAGGTCAAGTTAGTCCATTACGATTAATGCAAAAAGTAGTAGCTAATCCTTATGGCGGGAAGTTAGCATCTGGAAAATTAGGTGAATTAGCAGATATAGGAAAAGCTTTCTTTCCAACACCAGCAGATAGTGGGACACCATTAGGTGAAATAGTTGCTAATAAAGTTGGAAGTGCTGTAGCAACTCCTATTAGTGCTGGACTTGCAGGTGTACACGCTTTAGCTAGTGGTGGTTTTGTATTACCAACTGCTGAAGCAGCAGGAGGTGTAGTTTTAAATAGAGTTTTAAGAAGTTCTGCTAATTCTAATGTTGTAAAAAATGCTATTATTAAAAAAGGTTTAGGCTCTAATTATGGGTTTTTAGATCAAGCCGCAGAAAAAGCTGTTCCATATTCTTCACTTATGTTAAAGAAGCGTGAAAATTCTAATCGACTTCCCATCCAATCAGAGTAAAAATTAAACCTCTTAAGAATCCTATTATACAAATAATTATTATAAATTTAAAATCAATATGATTTTGAAATATTATACAAACTGCTAACCAAGTGATCCAAAACATGATTAAAGCCATTTTTAAAACCTTTTTACTATCATTGACGATTATCTCGCAAGTTCATTTTGCTTATGCGCAAACGGCTAGCATACTTCCTCCTGCAAAGACAACTTTTTTTGATTCTAATGGAAATCCTTTAACATCTGGAACTGTAGAAAGTTACATTCCATCGACTACTACTCACAAAACAACTTGGCAAGATGCTGCTGAAACTATTCCTAATTTAAATCCTCTTACATTAGATGCTGCTGGAAGAACTTTACTTCTAGGTTCTGGCTCATATCGCCAAGTTGTTAAAGATAGAGATGGTAATTTAATTTGGGATCAAGTTACATCATCAACTGGAAGTGGGAGTGGTGGAGGTTCGACTGCTACAGGTGATGGCGATCTTGTGGGCACAATTAAGCCTTGGGCTGGTATTAGTGCTCCAAATCAATATATGTTTACTTATGGACAAACATTAAATAGAATTACGTTTTCTGCTTTATTTAACGCGATCACTTCTACACAAGCTGTATTTTGTACTTCTGGTAATCCAACATTAACAGGATTAAGCGACACTACTAATTTTTGGATTGGTATGTCAGTAGAAACCTCTTGTGTTCCTGCTGGTTTTACTACTATTATTTCAAAAACATCTTCTTCTGTTACATTAGCTGTAAATGCAAACACTACAGTAAATACTAGTATTATATTTTTTCCTTGGGGGAATGGAAATCATTCTACTACTTTTACATTACCAGATTTTAGAGGATTGATTCCTGTTGGTAATAATATTATGGGTGGTGTTGCTAGTAGTAATATTAATGATACTTATTTTGGTTCTCAGAGTGCTAGTTCTGCTGGTGGTCAAGGTGGTAGTTCGAGTGCTACATTGCTATTAGGAAATCTTCCTAATAGCGCCTTAGTTATTTCAGATACAAGAGTGTGGCGAACTTTAGCGAATAATGGTGCCGGTAATAATGGAACAGGGCTTGTTAATACCAATACATCAGCATCCGGTACTAATTATAACGCAGTGAGTCAAAACAGCGGAGGAGGTATTAATCTTCCAATTGAAATTGGAAGTGGATCGATTAGTGGAACATTGGGAGGTTCATCGACAGCATTCGGTATTATTCAGCCATCTAAAACTATTAATTATATTATCAAAGTTACACCAGATGCTAATTCTGCTACTGCTTCTGGTGTAACAGATTTAAATGGAATGACGGGTAGTGTTGCTTGTGGCCAAGGATTAACTTGTACAGGTAATACAATTGCTGTTACTATAGTTGGTGGAGTGACTTCTTTAGGAGGTCAAACTGGAGTTTTAACTTGCGGAGTAGGTATAACTTGTTCTGGTTCTAGTATCAGTGCTACGGTTTCTAGTGTTTTTACTCGTACAGGTGCTATTGTAGCTGCGTCTGGTGATTATAATGCTGGTCAAATAACCTATACTCCAGTCGGAACAGGCGGAGTAGCTACAACGGACAAGGCGATTCTAGATCGAACTGTCTGGGCCAATGACTACGGTGCGGCCTGTAATGGTGCGGGTAATGACGCCACTGCGTTTCAAAATGCAATTAACCAAGGCCAGACCGCTGGCCTATCTGTTCGCTGGACCGGCGTTTGTCTCATTAACTCAGGTCTATCGATAACGACATCTATTGATTTTGGCGGGCCGGGAAACGGTGGGGCCTTTGGAATACAGCCTAGACTAGTCGTTACTTCTGCTAGTGTACTTGGTATTACAATCACTACTAATTCAACCGCCCCAGTCTATCTTCATGACTTTGGGGTAACATACTCCCCCGCAGCTAATGCCGGAGTTGCCGCGATCACTGTCACTGGCACTGCGGCCAACGAAAATTCGGGCTCTAAATTTGAGCGCCTAACGTTGAACGGTGGCATTGCCATCGGTATCGACTTTGTAAAAGCTTCTCTGTGGACGCTTTCAAATTCACAAATTGTTTCTTCTAATTCTGGTGGCACCGCCATTCGCGTCGCCAATGGCAACAACGGCGATTCCGGCGATAGCACTATCTATAGCAGCACTATCCAGCAGACTGGTGGGGCAGGTATTGGAATTGCTTGGAACAGTTCTGGTGGACTGCGGATCGAGAATAACAAAATCCTTGGTTCCACCATGGCCAATGGCATTTCGATTAATCTTGCCAACGGAGTTAACACATCCGACATCTTCATTGTTGGGAATAGCATCGAAGGACTGACTACTTCAGGAATTGGAGTCAATCTAACCAGAGCAGGTACGACCGGTGGATTAAACCACGTAATCATCGGCCATAATGAACTTGGTGGCGGTCAAGTTTGCGTCTCGGTTCCGACAGATGTTAATGGTACTTGGATCAACAATATAAACATCACAGGAAATTCTTGCCAAGTTGTCAACTCTTCAAGCGCCGTTGGATTCAACATTGTCGCTGTTATTGGCGGGGCAGTGGTCATGAACAATTCTGTATGGGCAACTGGTGCTGGGACAAATCAAGTGGCGATCATGGGTGCCTTTGGTACTGCTGCTAACTGTGTGGAAGGCTACAACACGAAAATCGGTACGTTCGCGCCATCGACCAATAGCGGTACATGCACAACAGTAGCACCATTCTAGAAAGGAAAGTATCATGTTTGTTATAACTGGAATTCTATTTGCGTTGCTGCTCATTGGGCGATTTTTTTATAAAGCTAAACAATATCGAGATGAGCGCATTTATCGAACTACGGTAACACGCATCACGAGAGCCGTTAAATGATGGATATTTAAAATTCGGTGCTTCATGAAACTTGTTTGGATTATATTATTATTTTTTATTAATATTTTGATAATATTGGTTTTATTATTAATATTTAATCCAATACAATACGCTAATCTTGCTCAAACTGCTATTTTACAAGAATATGTAAATGTTTACTGCATTGATTCAGAAGAAGCGCATAAGAATAAAGTTAAATTTGCAGCACAAGGTGCGTTAATGTCTAGACTTACTATAGGAACTGGTTTAGGTTCCATCGCATTGTTAGAATACGCCAAATGTAAAATTTCACATTAGAGGAATTTTTAAAATGCCCACAATTACGCCTCTTGGTTGGATTGGTATTATTATTTTATTTAATAGTACTCTTTTAGGTGGAGCTAGTCAACTTGGTGATTTAGCTTTAAGTCCTGTTATCGTAAAGGCTATTCTAGCAGTAGCTACATTAGGAAATGGTTTTCTCGGTGGATTGGTAACTATGTTTTCAACTTCTGCTAATATGGTTAAATCTATTGATCAGGGAACTATGGTTAAAGCTGTGCGCTCAATGCCCGGTATTGAAGATATTGTTGTAAATGCTAAAGCTACTCCTACCTTAGCTGCTATGGCTGTTGATCCTAGCGAACCTAAAATTAGTTCCATTGATAGCGATAAGTTTAAAATCCAAGCTATCGCTAAGAATGGTTAATTAAAGTGACAGATGTTACTCGTGTCGAGCGCATACCTGCAATCATGCAACAGCTTGAGCATTTAACAGCTAGCGTTCAAAGGCTGGAAGGCCTGATCGTGCGTGAGATTCAAGAATTGAAGTCCGAGCAAATTGCAGATTTGCGACGGCAAAATGAACGTTTAGCTGATGATCAGCGGCGTGCATGGGAAGCAATCAGAACACTTGAAAATAGAGGTAATCAATATTATGGTAGTATGAAAACGGCTCATACTATTACAGCTACAATAAGTGCATTAATTGGCGGTAGTATCGCAGCAGTGATAGCTAAATTCGTCCATTAAGAATAATTGAATATGAACTATCGCCAGCGCTTGCATCTATTTGTGTATTGATTCGTTCTTGTATTTCAATATCACTTATGTGCTTAGAATATTTTGGATCATTACTTGAATAATAATCGCGTTGACCTTTCCAATATGGAATAGGCATATTAGTATTTTTCCGTTTCATATTTATCTTTTATATTAGCAAGAAAATATTTTCCAACGCCTTCAGCGTTTAACAATTCATTATAAGTATCTTTTGATACATCTTTATACTCGTACCAACAACCTTTACAGAATTTTAATTTGAGTAGCTTTTCAGCTTCATCATATTCTATTTCGCTGATCATAGATGACTTAATTGTGGACATATTATGATCCAATATAAAATATCATAAGTATAAACATTCCTCCAATACAAAAACCAATAAATAGCCAACCGATATTTTCTTTTGTCATTTTATCATTTCCTCGTTAAAAATTCAAATATAATACACCAAATACTTTTAATGATCGGTGATTCTAAATGCTCAGGTTGCCATTTTTGATATTTTCTCATTTGTGTAACAGCTTCCATTCTTTAATAGCTGCATGATTTAAACGTAATGCAATTGGATCACCATGCTTATTAACAATAAAATGTGAATTTGCTTTTAGATGAAGCTTCCAAATATCATCATTCTCATTAGCAGCAGCTGATGTAGGAAACAATATAAGCTTAAGCATCATGATAATCATATATCTCATATTTATTTATTTCCTTATTAAATTGAACGGGACTTCTATATCCCGTTCAATAATATTTGTCAATAGCTATATTTTAGAAGTGTCTATTGAGTTCCAGTAATACCAGACTAGTTGCGGGCACGCCCTGCTGTGCTGGCGCGTAAAGGTAGCTTACGTCGGAAGTCCAGCCCGCTGCGATCACAGTTTCCGCACCAACGCCATTTACCCACATATTAACGCCTTTGCGTTGCATACCACCGAACCGAAAATAAGGTGTCGTGGCTGCGAAGAAATTGGCAGGAACGACCAATGGAATAGGTGACTGTGATGGTGTTACTACCGCTGACTGTGTCGATGGGAAGAAGTTATATCCTAACTTGATGGTCTCCAAGCCTACAAACTTAGAACCATGCTGGTTGACAACTGGCAAAGTCGCGCTGGTATTGGTGATGAATTCATAGCCTAAGCTCAAATCAAGAGCAGCGAACCAATTGCCGTTCCAGAACTGATATCCACCCTGCGCTTTAAGAATGCCACCAGCAGCAAATACCGAACCATTAATGCCACTACCAACAATATCAGCATTACTGCCATCACCAGCGACACCAAAACCTGCATACCAACCGCTACAGCTACCAGCAGCACACGAACTTGCTGAAAGATATGGCGTGGCTTTAACAGGAAGATCGGCGGCTAAAGCAGGTGAAGCAAGTAAGGAAAGAGCTCCAATTAACGCGATAAACAGCTTTTTCATATTTTAAACTCCTATTAAGGGAATTGTTAGCTTATGATAGAATGGATTGATTGAAAACATACCCACAATAATTTAGGTTGAGTGTTGCTAAAAGAACACGATTTGCTCCGCTTTCTTATAATATCCGATATCCGTTAATATTCCCTTAGTCTTATTTATATAATATTCATAATCAATTAAATCTTCTGGAAATTCATTAGGTAAATCTTGTAATGGCATAGCTCCGTCTGTATCTGGTACTTTGTTTCCTGATAAAATATAATTAATAGTTCCATAACATTTTTTATAATAAGCAAACCGCACTACTTTTCCGAGATAGTTTCCGTCCTTATGTGCTCCACCTTTTACATTTCTAATCACTACAAATCGTGTAATATCACAACAATTTTGTATGGTTTGTTCGATCGAGATTCCTGATGCAAGAAAATAAGTAATTGCATCAGAACAAATAAGCATATTTGGATTATTGTCAAGTTGCGTGCCACTCTGACTTCCTTTTTCGCTAAAAGGTCCCTTTATCTTCACTTCACCATCATTCTTTACAGCGAAGTATGCATTTACGTCCCTTGCATAATATTTCGTATATTCAGCATCTTCTAATACAAATCCTGTCATTTTTTCCCAATATTTAACCCAATATTTTAATTTTTCTTCATTTTCTTCTTTATAATAGACAACCAATCCGTCTGTGTTAGCTGATATAATTTCCATTCCTTGACAAGTTAACATTTCAGCAAGCATAAGAATTAATAATTGACCTGTTAAATTCATATGAACAGTATTCCAAGGTGAATACATTTTAGACCATGGATCGGACCATTTGCCAGATACACCATTCAAGAAAATCTTTAATCCTTTATCTCTAGTGAATAGCTTTAATCTTTTTGCATCTTCTCTATCAAATTTAAATTTCTTATAGACAGTTAAAAAGTTTGGTCCCATTGCAATCGGCATTAATTCTAGATTGATGATGGCGTTAGGATAATAGCTTCTAACATCAATATCTTTTATCTTCCATCCATCTTTAGCTTCATATGCTTTGCATTTATCTTTTGAATGTAAACCACCAATACCTAAATTATAATAGTTTGCTCCTATTTGTGCAGGTTTTTCTAATTCTTTTGGTGAAGCTATTCTTCCATCATGATCGATTTTAAAATTTATCCGCTTGACTTTTTCTAATAGCTTTTGCATTTGCGAAGTTGCAAATCTGATATATTGTGGGCATCGATATTTAAATGTTGTTCCTATTTCTATTTCAGGACGTTTGACATATTTTCCATTTAATTTTGATACTTCTTGAGCAATAACCGCTTCTGCCATTTGAGCATCAGACTTGCTCATAAGGTCTAGATTATATTCGATAGAGATAGATTCTCTTAATTGAAGTCTCTCTTTACAAAATCTAAATATTTGATCAGTTACATCTAAATCATTACAATTATATTCTTGAACAATTTTTATCTGTTCATTGCTTAGTGACTGATCATCAGGAAATGGTAAGTCCTGAATACGTGGTGAATGTAACCTAGCTCCATAAAGTTTCAATGAACCTTTTAACGGGCATACATTAAAAAGGTCTATATGTTGTCTTGGTTGAAGTTTATAACATTTGAAATTAAAATCTTTTTCTACCTCTTCTTTTCGTTTTCCATATCTTATTAAAGCATCAGCAATATCTTTTAAAAATGCTGGATCACGATTTATATAACTAGCCCATAATATAACAAGATCAAAAGTGATAGAGTTAAATCCCACAGATCGGTAAGAATTAAGAATCCAACTAAGCATGTAAGGATTAAAATCGTTGTCAAGACGGATATAATTATTTGATTGAACATGTTTAAATCCAGCTAAATAATAATTTGGAAAAATTTCAATATCTAGAATAATATCATCACCAGCATGTGAACGAATTTCATTTTCAGTCATATATTTTCTAGGGAGATATTCGCGCGGAATATATGGCTTTAATTGAATGCCTTTGCCCACAATTATTTGGTTATCTGAATTTAGGAGCATTTAATCTTCTTCATAACTAATACGTAATACTTCAGATACTAACTCAATCATTTGTTGTTTAATAGTACGCAATTCATCAGCCATTTCATAACATTCGCGTTCCTCTGGTTTTGGACCGGGGCGAATTATTTGATTGATAGTCGTATCTATGCATACTGTTACAATTTTATTAGCTAACTTATTTCTAGCTTTTGTTCGCGCACTTTTAATTGATGCCTCACGAAGCTTTTGTTGTTCTTCAGATATATAATATGGAGACCCACGACTAAAACCCATTTCTTAAATCCTTCCTGCTACAGCCCCTCTAACACCATCTCCCATAAACATCATCATCATGTGATTACCGTTATGCGGTACTAAAAAATCAACAGTCTTAATCAACGGTTTTATAACTTTCATCTGCTTTATATTCAATGTTGGTCCTTGTGGCAATCCATAAACTTCATAATTCGCACCTTTTCTTTCTTCATCATGCGAAAGCATCTTATTACTCATACATCTAACAAATCCATCTTCGCTAAACTTCTCTAGAGCATCAATAGCATTATAGAAATCTTCAGGGATATTGTGGGCATTTATTTTTCTATCTAATATTTTATTAATATCTGGCCATTGTTCTGCGAAATGTTGAGTTTTAATCCATGACTTATCCTCATAATGAAATGTACATGATGATTTGCTATAGCCAAATCCGACAAGCTTCTTAGTATTATTTATTAATGGTTCGATTAATGTTTTTGGTAGCGTTAAATTAGGTGGTAAATCTATACCATGAAAATGCTGTATGATTACTTTTCGATCGGTGGCAGTTACAGTGCCATTGTGGATTAATACGGAGGCTGTCACGACGCTATTTTCGTCAAGGGCTAGAGGTGCCACAGCAACAAGGGAAACCTTCAGGCGGTCATCTAATGAGGCTACAGGGGGATCAGGGAAAGCGCCTTGTAAATCTTCAGGAGGTATACAAGGGATTACGGCTTTAAACCGACCTCCTTTGATTTCAAGAGTGTGAGGTAGCTGTGTGATCGAAAAAGACGTTCCGCATTTAGCTAAAGCCTCTCGCATTAATAAACCGTTGGGAGCGGCGATCAAATCTTCAACGATAGGTTCTCCAATCGAGAGAATACCATTTGTTGCAGTACACCAATTATTTTTAAGTAGAACATGACGTTCTAATATTGAGCCATCATCCTTAAGGATGTTTGATAGTATCTTTAAAGATGATAGTAGTTGGCTATCGATTTTGATTGGACGTTTCATGTTAGAACGGGATAAACTCGTGAAATTGGCACCCATTGACTATCGTTTTAGCTGGTGGTCTTTGTTTGAACTTTTCACATATTTCTTTTTGTTCTTGCCAACGCATACATTGTAAGCAACTTCTATCTTGTGCCCATTTTTTAAATGTTTTGATTAGGTCTTCATCAAAATTCGGCATTTAATATCTCCGGATAATTGCGGCCTTTTACCATACGATTTACATGTACGCGAATTTTTCTAGGTTGCCTCAATTCACTAGCATAAGATATAGCCTCAGTGGCAGTTAAAGGAATATCTCTATTGCTGCGAACGCGCCACCAATTAGCAAAAAACGATCTATTCTTAGATTGTGGGAATACGAATTCTTTGAAGTTATTCATACCACTGAAATAAGTTATTGCGAGGTATTCAGGTTTATCAGCTTTTTGATGCTTCTTATAGATTACATGATTGACATCAAAGTAGTCAATAATTAATGCTTCTGGTGTTTTAATTAATTCTTCAGTTCCAGCATGTTCAACGATTTTAACTTGAAATTCGAATGGATGACCGCAAGCATCACATTTTCTAGCTGATATATGATTGTAGACACCACAAGCATCGCATATTTTTATAGGTAAGTCACCAACTTTATTACCTTTTTTATTAGGAATGATTGGATCATTTACACAACCAAGTCGAGGAATATTATTAGCATGGTCTAATACAAGGCAGTTCAATTTTCCTGTTTCTGGTGATAGACGCATTCCGCGTCCATATTTTTGTATATGCAATACAATACTCATAGTTGGTCTAAGATCATCAATTAAATCTACTGCAGGATGATCAAGGCCGGTAGTAAGCTTTGAATAGCTAGAAATTGCGCGTAATTCTAAATTCTTATGTGCTTTTAATGCAGCGTTATTATATTCAGGTTTTTGTTTTGAATGAACACTTGCGCATTGAATGCCTAGTTTTCCTAACATTTCTGCTATGTGATTTGAGTGATCTATTCCACTAGCAAATATAAGCCATGAACATCTATTTTGTCCATAGTAAACAGTTTCTTGTAAAGCTTTCCAAGTTATTTCGGCTCTATCAACCTCATGTTGTAATTGATTTTGTACAAATTCACCGCGTTGAACATCAACATTTGAAACACTTAATTTAGTTATTCTTGATTGAGGAACTAAAGGACATAAAAATTTATCTTCTAAAAGCTTATTGAAACCTTTCATATCAGTCATATCATAAATGATATCAGTGAACAAACCATCTTCAATCAAAAGACCTTGGCCCATACGAAATTTAGTCGCTGTTAATGCTATTATTTTAACATTAGGATTTATTCTTTTCATGACAGCAAAGAATTTTAAATATTGTGAATTTTCATCTTGTGATACTAAATGGCCTTCATCTACAAAGATTACGTCACGATGGCCAAATGCCTCTGCTATTTTAATCATGCTCTGTATTCCACCGAAAATTATCGGCGCTAAAATATCACGCTTTTTTAATCCGGCCGAATGTATTCCTATCGGAGCGTTTGCCCACACTTCTAACATCTTGGTAGCATTTTGAGTGATAAGGACCGAGACGTGCGTTATTACAAGGAATCTTTGATTAGGCCATTGCTTTAGTACTTTTTCAATAAATATTGCTGGGATTATTGATTTACCGGATGCTGTAGGCAAAGCTATTATTGGATTGCCTTTGCCACCATTCATAAAGTAATGGTAAATGGCGTCAACTGCTTCGCTCTGATACCATCTTGGCTCAATTGGCATTAAAAATTCTCCAATAATAGCGAGGTATTATCATAATTGATCTAATAATTCATTTTTAGTTAAACAAATTTTATTAGCCATTAGATACATTAGTTCAGGCTCTTCTAAGTTAGGCATATAAATTAATAAACGTTTATTAGCTCCATTAAAATAGCCAGCTTCTATGTGAGCGGAGGGTCCACAAGGAAGAATTAAAACACATGTATCAGCCCATTGCATAGCTCTATAATCTGCAATAAAACCAAATGCTGCGTCTGGAGTTCCTTCTAATAGTTCTACATATTTTTCTTTGGTCCAAGATTGCCATTCTTTATCCATATGTGCCCATTGAAATCCTGCTTTAATTGGAGGATTTCTAAAATCATAGACTTCATGTCCATTATTTCTAAGTATAGCTACAATATGAGGTTGTTCTTCATTTCTCCAACTTGACGCAGCATAAATTCTAGCCATTACTTTTTCCTTTGTTTAAATTGGTTGCCATTCATTACACCCAATCTTGACGAATTCAGATGGTATAATACCAAACTTATTACAAATCCAGTTAGCATTTTCAGTAGCTTTAGAATTTTTACAACTACGGCAATTCTTTTGAGGCAATGCTTCGTAATGACATACATCTATGAAAGCACAAAACTTACATTCCCAATAGGCCGGATTATCACTAATGCGTGGTGGAGGCTCAACAGCAGTAATGATTTCTTCTGCTTTGCGTTCTAATGCCTTTCCTCTTTCCCAATCAAGTTTTATTACTGTAACCTGTATATCATCGTCATTCTTATTTTCAGGAAAGTAAAGACCATATTGGATTTGCATCTTTTCGCCATAACCGTTCATTTGGTCAAAATGTTTTGGCTTTGAAATCTGCAAACCTTTTTCAACATAATGAACAAATGATTTTGTATTATGTGTTTTACATTCTAATATCATCGGTATATCAGGATACCAAGGTGTAAAGACAACACCATCACAGCTACCTCCATAATGGCCCATGACACCGGAAACTCTAAATTGTTTTCCATCATTATCAAATCTATTTACTTTACAGCCAATTCCTTCAAGATAATTAATATATCTTTCTTCTTCACGATGACCACGAGCAAATAATCGTAACATGCGACCGTCATGTTTTTCAAATGCAAACCATCTAAATTTATAATAAAGCTTACGTTTACAATCTTCGCCTATTTCAGATATACCTAAATGTGTTCTTGGTTCTGATTTATGATTATTGATTGACCATTCTTCTAGAGCGGTTTCAATGTTGGTTTCTAATTCTTGTAGTTGAATGTGGATGAGGTCAGTCATTATTCACCATTAAAAATAAAAGCTCTGCTATACGACCAATATCAGTCTCTATAGCAGAGCGAGTTGTTACGTCCTAGTAAATATAATAGTTACGACCATGGCGGTTTTTCAGATGTAGCACCTTGCTGCCAACTACCAGTAGGCTTATCTTGAGAAGCCGCATTACCTCCCCAATTATGCTGTACAGCAGGCTTTTCAGTAGTTTGTTGCTGTTGACCAAATCCACTTGTTTGCTGTGACGGGGCAGGCCCTTTACCCGGCTCATTACCGCTTACATCATAAATCTTTTTGATTTCAACATATCCCCCTTCAGGCTTATCGGCAGATGGTTCTTGACCAGCTTGAAAGCCAACATCCATTAAGCCTTTACCACCTCGCAATGCAGCACCATCATTCTTGAAATCAATTTGAATAATACCTGTTGCATGACAAAGAGCAGATAATTGACCAACAGAAATATCTACAGCTTGTTTACTATCATTCCATAGATTATAATTATTTCTAATTGATCCAGCAGGAGAAGTAAAGATTACTTCAAAATACTTCTTTCCTCCACCATCTTTTACATCCTTAATATCAGTTCCAGTAATAGTAAATGGAAATTTATTACCGGGAGGATGTTTACCACTAACTTGACGTGGCTCATGTTGCTGTGCGTTAAACGTGGCGTCCATAGGTGCCATTATTATAAACTCCTTAGTAGTTTGTTGAGATAGGTGATACGTTCTCGAATTAATATTTTTAGATTATCGGTCGCGATTTGGATTTCTGATTTTTTATACGGTCCTATTTTTACTTCTAATTTTCTACCTCGCTTCTTTGGTTTTACCATTCGTTATTTTCCTTTTTAATAATATTAATTGTAGGTGGTTCAAATTGTTGTGGGACGGATCGCGCATCACCTTCAATTTCAGGTGTATCCCTATTTAGACGCTTAGTTAATGCATGAATACGTTCTGAAGTTTCAGTGTCATATGTGGTAGATTGTTTATGATGATCAATCAATGCTTTCAATTCATCTTCATTCACAGTTAATTTAAAAGTCTTCATTTTAGATTTCCTCGAAATTATCAGCGAAGTATTGTGCTGCCACAAGCCATTGATCATTATGATTTTTAGGATTGCGTGCAATCATGTCACCAATTTTAGGTGAGCCTGCTTTTACATCTTCAGAAGAAACACTCACGTTAAGCATTTCTTCATTATTTTTATATGGACGCATTTCAGCAATTTGTGTTCGTCGATATTGTTTAAACATTACCAGTTTTTCTTCCTCTTATTTGTGGGTAGATTATTTCCTTTAATAAAATCTTCAAATTTCTTAGCCGCACTCACAATATCATCTGCATTATATACAACTTTACCATCAGTATCATAAGCTTGCCCACAATTAGACTTGATAGCTAATTCAATAGCTGCTGATCTAATTGAAAGATCTCGAGTATTATCTTTTTCAGTCATTTTTATTCCTTTATTTTATCTGCAAGAAAATGTAATGCTGCTGATAATTCATTCATAGTAAATGGTTTTCCTAATTTTAAATATTTTTCTGTGCCATCTTCTGATGTAACTAAAATTAAAAGTTGTGTTTCATCTTTTTGAACAGCAGGATAGTGAAAATCAGCAGAAAACCATTTGACATTGCTCATTGTAACATTTTCCTTACTAATTTTCCAAAGTCTGCGGGTTCGAAGTCTGCTAAAGTCCCTGTTCTATTACGCGCTATCACATCAATACTAGGATTACATTGGAATGCTAATTGTTCTCCAATGTTAGGAATTGGCACACGAGCTAAACGCAAAATACCGTCATATAAATGTGGAATAGCTGTAGGTAAATAACGGCCTGGAAATGATGGCCTACGTTTACCGTCGCTAGTTAATTCTTCTTTAGCAATAAGATAAAGATGTTTTTCTTTAGTATAATAAAGTCGCTTAAGATAAAGCATCACATATTCAGCCATATCTCCATATTGAGCTAATCCATGCTTACTCGTGCTTTCATCAAGCGCAATGTCGCACATTTGACTTGTACTATCAATAGCTAATGTATCGAAATTTTTACTTTCAGATGAATGTTCAAACCATTTCATAAATTCGTCTATACGAGCTTTAGTTGGTGCCACCCATGTTGGGACAGTACTATTTTTCATTGATAACAAACCCGGTTCTGTAGCTAATAATACTGGTCTAGGTGCAGATGATACAATAGGTGTTTTTCCGGTACCAGGACCACCATAAATTATGCATTTGGCTCCAAACTGAATAGCAAAATTTCGTGCTGGTTTAAGGTCAGATTGATTCATTTTAATTTCTTTTTAGGTTCCTTGATTTCTAGTGTTGGAGTTGCTGGTGTAATAGTCATGAAATTACTAACTTCTTTTAAAGCATTTTTAGCAAATTCACTACCTTTTTCTGCATCTTCTTGTAGTTGTCGGTATTCAGTAAGCAGAAAATTTGGCTGCCAACTCACTAATCTTTCAGCAACAAATTTACCTTCATTACCGAGCTTTTCAATACGCTCTAAGCCAGCCCAAACAAGATCATTATCGTTATCTAATTTATAGTTATATTTATTATTAACTTTAAGATCAAATTCATTTCCAAGAGCTATTGTGTTCATACCTTCTTTAGCTTCAGGTACAAATACTTTAGCAACAAGTTTGCGTAACGTCATTTCTTTTTCTTTATAATTATCAAGCCTAGTTTTACTATGTTGATGAAGCATAAGTAATCCATTTTTATCCATAGGAAAATTATTAATAATTAATTGGCGTTCAATTTCTTCAGTCAACCATTCCGGTTTAAAGCTAGGCTGTTGAGCTTCAATTGATTGTGACCATGAGTTATTCATAATTTATTATTCCTTTTACTTCTCTTTTAAGCTCAAGTTTTCTTGTTGAATTATCCATCATTTTCTTATGAGATTTTCTTTGAGCTAAAGACATTCTATCTTTTATTTCTTGTGATCTTTTCTTTCCAGTATTTGCTAATGCTGTTCTGGCTACAGCTTCAGGATTTCTTTTTGTTCCTTTATAACGTTCTGACTGTTTCTTTTTAAATTTTTCTGTATGCTTTGTTCCTAATCTACTACCAGCTACAGGCGATAAATTAAATCCAAATTCTGGATTACCTGTGCTTAACCAATCAATCCAAAATTGTTCTTTTGTTAATAATTCATTTTTCTTGCAATGTTCAATTATTTCAAATTTGAAATTCGTCATTTCATGTTTATTATAAGCACGTTGTAAATATTTATTGTCATGTTGATTTAATCTTAAATCAGATTTATGAACTCTCCATCTATGGTCAAACCATACAGCACTTCCAATATATACTTTATTGGTAATTAAACAAGTAATTTTATAAATTCCAGTATTTACCATTTGTTATTACCAGCTAATAATTTAGCAGTCATACTTTCCTCTTGTTTTTCAATTTTTTGTTCGATAACTTTAATTTCTTCTTTATCAATTATTTCTTGAGTGCTATTAATTCTACCAGATCTATCAAATAACATAGCTATTTTGAAGTCAACCAAATCCAATAGAGCATCATCGTCGCTGCACCATTTATCCATTCCAGCAATATTAGTGTGGGCATTAAGATAGACTTTCCTCATATCAGTACGAATTGATTGATAAATAGTACGATCTTCAATTGAAAGGGATTTGTAGAGTTGACGTATATCCATTTGTTATTCCTTATTGTTTAATGTAGCATTCAAGGCATAATACTTTATTGAACAAATTTTTATCCATTGTATATAGTGTAAATTCTTTTTTACAATTAGGACAAATGGATTTATCTTTAAAACTAAGTTTCATTATAATTGCTCTAACAATAATTCAGCTAATTTCTTAGCTATCGTATAAATATCATTATTTTCAAGATCATTAGGAATAGATAACATAGCTTCTTTAAGACCTAATGCTTTTACTATATCTGATGTTAAAATTAAAGTATTAGTAGGATCATATATTATATATAATTGACTCATGGTAATTCGATCCGTTCATATTCCATATTTAACCAAGCCATTCTAATAAAGTCACATTCTTCTTCAGCTTCACGCCATCGCTGTTTCCAGCTAGCAATTTCCATACGATAGCGAAGTTCATTCTGCTTTTTTAGTTGGTAGATCAGTGTTAAAGCTAATGTGAATGACCATTTAAGACCTTTTGTGAGTCGAAAGCTATCTGCTCCCTTTTTCCTTGTCAAGCCTCTTGCTAAAAAATAAGTTTCAAGTCTATACTTTACTAAATTTGCTTCAAGGAATTAAAAATCAATGATGAATCAAGAGCTTAAGCTTAAGGCTAAGACTTTAGAACTTTTTTATAAACTTCCTCGCCATGTGAAAAGTAGCGAAATAACCGCTGCCACAGGCCTTACTAACTCGTGGCTTTGTGATTTCACCAGAGGACGAATAAAAAGTCCTAATGTTGATTATGTAGAAAAACTCTATATATTTCTCGCTAAAAAACCATTAGATTTATAATAATGCCCACAATATAATGGGCGGGGCATATATGAATAATTTTGATAATATTCCGATGGAAATGCGGGAGTATAAACAGTGGTGTGTTTGGAAGTATATAGATAAAGGTAGACCAAAATTAGATAAGGTTCCATATAAAGCAGATGGATATCCACTGTCGCCAACTGATCCTAGTGATTGGATGACATGGGCTCAGGTGATGACGCTCGCTCCGATGTATGATGGCATCGGATTTATATTTCATTCGTCATGTCCATTTGCATTTATAGATTTAGATAATGCTGATGGCGATCTTGATATGCAGAAGCTTCAAATTAAAATATTTAAAGAATTTGATAGCTATTCTGAATATAGTCCGTCTGGTAAAGGATTGCACATTATTATCAAAGGATCAATTCCAGAAGGTAAAAATTACGGTGGAGTAGAACTTTATTCTAATGGTCGTTTTGGTACTATGACTGGCAATGTATTTGCTAATAAACCTATTGTAGAACGTCATAATCTATTAAATCAATTATACAATCAATTGAATGAAAAATTTGGTCGTCTCAATAACAATTCTAATTTTAATGTTCCTGATATTGAAGAAACTCAAACTGATGAAACATTATTAGAATTAGCATTTAAACATAACTCAGAAAAATTTATTCCGTTATCATTAGGAGAATGGCAAGGAAAATATCCTTCACAATCTGAAGCTGATCAGGCTTATATGAATATTATTGCTGCTTATACTGATAACAGAAATCAAGTTATTCGCATATATTCAAAGTCAAAATTAGCTAAAACTGATAAAAAGCGTACAACACAGTATTATTTAAATAAAACAGTCAATACAGCTTTCGATCAAAAGATTCCTGATATAGTTTTTAATGGATATGAAAAATATTCTGGTCCCGTAGCTCAGCGGTCAGAGCCAATCGCTCATAACGGTTTGGTCGCAGGTTCAAATCCTGTCGGGACTACCAACACTCAAGATGCTATAATTCCTCCATTTGGTTTATTAGGTGAAATAGCTCAATTTATTTATAGCGCAGCACCTAGACAAATACCTGAAATAGCTATTGGGGGAGCTATAGGTTTAATGGCTGGTATTTGTGGACGTGCATTTAATATTAATGGAACAGGTTTGAATCAATATGTTCTATGTCTAGCAACAACAGGTATGGGAAAAGAAGCAGCGGCTTCAGGTATAGATAAAATCATAAATGAAGTTCAAAAGCAGATTCCTGTTGCTTCTGAATTTATTGGACCTAGTGAAATTGCATCAGGACAGGCATTAATAAAATATGTATCAAATAAATCTCAATCATTTGTTTCTATCATTGGTGAATTTGGTATTAGATTACAAATTATGTCTGACTTACGGGCAAATAGCTCAGAAAGAACATTACGTAAAGTATTATTACAACTTTATCAAAAATCTGGTCATGATGATGTTCTTAGATCATCAGCTTATGCTGATAAAGAAAAAAATACTAATGATGTCTCAGCACCAGCATTTTCAATTCTCGCTGAAAGCACTCCTGAAACTGTTTATGAAACAGCTAATGAAAATATGATAACTGATGGTTTATTACCTAGGTTTATTATTTTAGAGTATAAAGGTAAGCGTCAATATCTAAATAAAAATCATTACAATATCAGACCATCAAAAAATCTTGTAGATAATATTGCTGATTTGATGGCTAAAGCTAAAATGCTAATGGCTAAAAGAGAAGTTATTCAGATAAAGTTGGATGAAGAAGTTATTAAATTGTTTACTAATTATGATAAAGAAACAACAGATGATATGAATTTAAAAGATGCTCATAAAGCTATTAAAGAATTATGGAACAGAGCCGATTTAAAAGTGCTTAAGCTAGCTGGACTTGTAGCAATAGGTATTAATATGAATGATCCTGTTGTAACAAAGTATGAATTTGATTGGGCGCGTAATATTATAGAAAGTGGTATTCATGCTCTTTCAAAGAAGTTTGAAAGCGGTGAAGTTGGCATTAATAGTAATGAACTTAAACAAGTAGAAGAATTGACACGCATTCTTAAAGAATATGTGGAAAAAGATTTTCAATATGTTTCTAAATATAAAGCAACACAATCTTTACATATTTCTAAAATTATATGCAATACTTATCTTAGTTTAAGATTAACTAAAATGGCTGCATTTAGAAATGATAAAGTTGGTGGGACTAACGCTTTGAAAAGAACAATACAAATTATGATAGATAACGGTATTCTTAAATTAGCTGGAGGTTTAGATTTTCAAAATAGACATAAAATTACTGGTAAAGCTTATTATATAAATATAAATAGCATTTAGGATGGTTAGTACGTTCAAGGCGCTTCGTAGTATGGTACTAAGTATTTGAAATCTATATACTATTGGCAAAAAAGTATGCTTAGGAATAGTATGCCTCTAAAATACACATACATACACCCCCCTCCCCCCTCCCCCTCCCCCCCCTAATATTTAATTCTTCTATACTATACATACTATTATATTATATATAAGAGAAACAAAGACTTAGCTAACCTAAGACCTAAACTAAAGTGGACTATGGAACCTAAACATAAAAATGGAGGTTGAAAATGTCAAAAGTTTATGATAGAATGTGTGCAGTTAAGCCAGAAATTCGTGATATCTTGTGGGCATATAAAAAAGCAATAATTTAAATAGAGCTATTGACGAAATTGGGCAACTGCTAGATGATGTTTTGGATTATGCTATATATTTTGATACAAAGGATATCAAATGAATAACCTAATTCACCGTTCATGTTCTAATTGTATTTATTGGCATGATGTTAAAGTTATTAGAAATGGATTGGTTGAAGCTATATGTGAAAAAGAAGAACTTAAATATACTCAAGGCAGCAATAAGTGTGGGCAATGGAAGAAGTTGAAATATTATTATAGTATAATATATGATGAAATGGAAAAGGATTATAGATGAAAAAACCATTATCAAATAATCGTTTAAACTGGCGTGATCCAAACATGCCGGTGCTGCGATATGGAAAAGTAAATGGAGTTATAGGTACTCATGAAGTTAGTGTTAGCGATATAACGAATTATTATAAGGCTAAGTTAGAACAAGTTGGTTGGCAAATGCCTGATTGGTGTGAGGATGAGACCTACGATCTTCGTTCTGTTCGCCGTAGAAGGTAGCTAGGATTAAATAGGAGATTCGTTGGTGCGTCTAATTCGATTTTGGCTATCCTATCCTACCTCAGATTTTGATTAGCTCCTTGAGCTGGACAAATAGTGAACAAACAAAATGCGATTTATTTTAAAATAATTCTTGATATAGTGGAAATAACATATAGATTAGTATCATCAGATAGGAGATAGCGAAATGAATGATCAAGATATTATAGTTAAAGAAGATATGCACGCTCCGTATGAATGGTATATTGCTACGATTGGCGATTATGATCTTGATTGCAGTTATGGTTCCGGTCGTACACCATTGGCAGCAATTGTGGATTTGCTTGATCAAATTGAGGATTGACTTTCTCGAAAATCGTCGGTACGCCGCGCATACATGCCGCACTGCACAAAACTGCGCTAGCTCTTTTTAATTTGTAAAAATTAGACTTGACTTTCTCATTTTCTCAGATTATCTAATCTTTACAAATTAATTAAGGATTATGTAAATGATTGAGTTTTTTGATAAATCAGTCGAAACGTTTGAAAGTTCTACTAAATTAAAACAAATTAAACAAATCGATAAACGTTGGGAAACTACTGAAATTGGGCGATCTTTTTCTATTCCTATAAATAAAGCTAATCTGGCTCAATTGCGTCATAAATGCTGGGCTGTAAAAAAGAAATCAGGAAAGCATTTTAGAGCAGTACAGCATGAAAATTGTTATGAAATAGGGAGATTAAAATAAAATGGTAGTCGTTAATCGCCGTCCAGTTAAGCCTTTTTATCAGGAACGTTTAGCTGTTGAGGATATCAATTTGATTATTAACGCTTTGGAAGGTAAGCTATTGGATTGTAGTAATACTAGGCTTCAAATGCTTATTGAGAAGTTAAAAAGGATGATAAAATGATAGGATTTATGTATTGTGAAGTATATAAATATGAAACTTTTGCTATGGCTGAAGATGGTAATATTTGGAGATTTTATTTTGATTATGGTCAAATACCATATATGCAGAAATGTATTGGAAATGAACCAGAGTTCGTAACTATTTTTGCTTTATTGCGAGCTAAAATGAATTTGTATCGTTAAAGGATGATGAGATGATTAATGATGCTGCTTTGCTATTGATTTTAAGTAATCAGGCTGTTATACTACAAGCTCTTAGGTTTGTTATTAAAGATAACGAAAATGTGCAAGTTTTGCTTAATAAAACTTGTGAAAATACAGAAAGATTTATAGAAACCAATATTGACAAGTCAGAATAACCGTCTATATTGTGGATAACAGCTTTGGAGAAGGCAAAATGAAAATCACTAATATCACTGTTCTAATTTCTACAGGAGTTGATAAGGTTTGCTTACATACAGATATTGCTGAACCTTGTTGGCCAAATAAAGGATTTTGTACACTTATGGCTTTTGCTCCACAAGAAGGTGGAGAGAAATTCGCACGTGAAAACTTTCCTGATGTAGAAATTAAGGTAATGGATTTGCGAACATGATAGATATTGTCACTTATCAGTCGCAAAGTTGCCAGCGCGAAGATTTAGAGTGGCTTGCTTACATTGTTCTCCCTAATGGCGAATATTGGGGAGTACGCTTTAATGGCGCTACTGAGGAAATCGCTAGGTTAAAAGCGATGGCTCGGTGGAATAAAGAACGAGAGAAGAATAAGCATCATGATCTTGTTCCTGCATTATTAAATAAGCAGCAAGAAAATGATCATTGGGCTGCTCTCATTGCTGCTCCTAGTCATCATTTCACTGGTAAAATATGGATGAGAAACGCTGAAGGTGAGCTTAAGCGTATAGCATTGACTGAAATTGAAATGTATGAGAAGAATGGATATCGGCGTTCGAGACCGAGAAGTAAATAATTTAAAAATAATTGCATTTTGTTATTGACTTGAATACTGTGAGCGTCTATAATTATGTTTATCAGCAACTGAGATAGCAAAATGAAACATCAGGCACTTAAGGACTTGGAAAAGATTGAGCGCAAGGCTTGGAATGTTAAGGCGAAAGGTTCTGAGGTTGACATGTGCTCGGTGTTTGGTCAGGAAGGAAAGCTTTATAAGGCATGGTGTAAGGCAGCGGATGATTGCAGGAGCTATCGCGAAGCTCATGGATTGTTGGGAATGAATTGGAAACAGATTGTTAACGCAGAATAAAATAGAATTATGGCAGAGAGTGGCCTATTCGGCCACTTTTCTGCGTTCTATCGGTTGGCAAGATGCTGGTAAGAAATGCTCTGCGCGCGGTGTTGTAATGAGCTTTGAAGATGACTTAGCTTTAATAAAATGGATCGATGGCTATAAAAGTTATGTGAATAAATTTAATTTAGTGAATATAGATCAGCGAGGTGGTTTACATGCTGATACAGAAAAGTCACAGATTTATGGATATAATGAAAGTTATAAAAGATATGACATATAAAGGAATATGAAATGAGCACAAATCTTTATTGGAGACCAAATCAACCTGTTAAAAAGTATAATGCTGGTCCTGATGCTGGATTGAAATGGGCATTGGAAAAGCGATATGGTTTAGGTGTTAATATTAATATGACTGATAATCATCTTGAATATTTGCGTGGATTAGCTGATGCTGATGTTAAAGGTGCACAAGATTTGATAGATGCTATTGAAAAATATGATAAAATACAGGTATTTACAGAATGAATCCTTGGTCATTAGCAATAGCAATATCAATTTGCTTGTGGATAATTATTTTTAAAATTGCTGGCATTATATAGTTGACATGGATAATATAAGCGGTTATAACACTGATATCAACACAATGGAGAATGAAAAATGAAATTAGATAAGATCAAGTTTGCCGTTTTGATTAATTATATCGGTAGACAGTTTGCTATCACGCTTTCAAATGCTGAAATGCATGATATTGATGACATAATTGATATTGATGTTCCTGAAGCTAATTGTACTAGTGGTGAGGATGTTAATCGTTTAATGGCTTTGATGACTGAAGGTACGCGTAAGATTGAAGCCATTAAGGTATACCGCAACATTACTAGTTGTGGCCTTAAGGAAAGTAAAGATGCTGTTGAGATGTATTGGGTGAATAAGCCTGCGTATAATGCAAATTATCATACTACTGATCGAAGCTTTTTACCATACAAATAATAGCTATTGACAACCTAGCTTTAACCGGCTAGGTTGTCGATGACTACCGGACAACAATTACCTGTATCGGGCCTAGCTGTCGAGTGCCATAGAATTTAAGGATCGCGCCTTAAATGTCAGACAGACGGTAGTTTTCAACTGTTGGAGAACAGATTATGACTAAATCCCAAATGTTTCTAGAAGCTCATAAGCAAGCCAAGATCGATCAAAAGCGATTTGGTGGTGATTATCGCCGTCGCTTTGGTAATGCTTTGTGCGGTTTTTATGCGATTAGTGGTGGCTTTCGTGGTATTGATATTGTTGATGGGAGGATTTGGGCATGAATAAATCTGAAATGGCTTTTGAATTCATTAGCGTGCTATTTATCATCATTATTTGGTCCTCTTATTGGGTGGTGTTGCTATGAATAAGGAAGAAAAAGAATTGTTGTTAAGTGTCGCGCGAATTTTACGTTCGCATATGTCAGATCATTATAATGCTGATTTTAAATATTTGCATGATGACTTAAAAATGTTACAACTGGTTTTAGAGCCTTTTGAAAGTAATATTGTTGATTTACATCCTAATGGTGAAAAACGATGAAACTTCGTATTCAAGCACAATACATGCAAATTGGTGATATTGTGGGCAGTGGTGAAAAGGTTGTGGATATTGTTAGAGTTAGCATTCATTTTCCTAGTTCTAAAATCATGGTGACGCTAAACAATGATGTTCGCAATAGAACTAGTTATTGGAATAAATACACAACTGTTAGTGTTGATCGTGAGGATTTGCCGAAAGCTAATAATGCATCATATTATAGTTAGGAATGAATTATGAAGATTATATCTAAAACTTGGCGAGATGAAATGCCTTTTGAAACTATTAAAGATGCTGTACAGGATGCTTTAACTCCTGCTGCTTATAGTTATGATGGTCAAATTGAAGGTCTTAATGCTAAGATTGAAAAGCTTCAAGAAATGGTTGCAACTTTAATTGATTGCTTGTATGGTGAGGCTCAATATAGAAGTCCTAAGGCTGATCAACTTAGAGATATTCTTGGTTACGGATATGAGGTAGAAGAATGACAAATGATGAAAAGTTAATCATATTAGCGACAGCTAGAGAGTTAGGTTTTGCTTATAGCAATGATGGAAAGCTGACTTGTACATTAGATCAGCTTTGTGCATTTAGCGTTAATGTGGCTGCTTCAACAACAGAACAAATCATAGAAGCTTTTAGTGGGGTAAAAAATGACAAATGATGAAATCAATCAATTGTTACAAGATATCGAAGTTAAATGTAATGATGCTATTGATAAACTTATACCATTGAGGCAAGCTAGCACTAATGGTAGAAAATATAAGCTAGGATATGTGATTAAGAAGTTAGAAATTATTATTGGCGCTTGTCATAGAGGAATGGATAAGATAAATGATTAATAAAATAGATTTACTTATAATTATAGTTGGATTAGTTTGGATACCATTAGTTATTATTTCTTATCAATTAACTAAAATTGAAAAATAATTACAAAAAATATTGCTTGACAAAATAGAGCAAAGCTAATATAGTTTAATTATTAACAACCATTGGAGAATGGAATTATGGCTAAAACTACTGGAATTGCTCAATTTAGTCAAGGTAAAAGCGAGGTGTTTAAGATTGATCCTCGTTTGCTGGTTATCGAAATTAATTGGAATACTCGTGACGATAGTGCTGAATTGCTGGAGCATATTGATCAGCTAGCTCAATCGATTGCTGAAATTGGTGTACGTAAACCTATTGAAATTAAGCTTATTGATGGTAAACTGATTGTTCGAGATGGTCATTGTCGTACTCGTGCTGTGATGCGAGCCATTGAACATTATAAGGCTAATATCAAAACTGTTCCTGTTATTAGTGTTGATCGCTATGCTAATGACGCTGATTTAATTCTTAATCAGGTTATCAGCAATTCTGGTAAGCCTTTGACAATCATGGAAGAAGCTCGTGTTTATAAGAAGTTGCTTGACATGGGTTGGCAACAAGGTGATATTGCTAAAAAGGTTGGCAAATCCAATGGTCGAATTAGCCAAATTCTCTCCTTGCTTGAAATGCCCGCTTCTGTACAGGCTCAGGTGAGCGCTGGTGCGGTTTCCGCTTCGCTGGCACAATCGGTAGTCAAAGCTGCTGAAACGCCTGCACAGGCTTCTCAGGCTCTTACAGAGGCGGTCGCGGTTGCTAAGAAGGAAGGACGAAAAGTAAAACCATCGGATGTTGGTAATAAGAATGGAATGACTGTAATTAAAGATGCGTTTGAGAATAGTGAGATTGATAATAGCGAGGAAGATAAAGAGGGTATTGTTTTTATCACAATGCCGTTAGAGGATTTTCAGAAGATAAGAGAATTGTTGAAGCTTTAATCTGCTAGTGGTGTCGCAGCGCGGTAACGCCTCTGATAACAATCATGCGCTCATATAGATGGAGCATAGGAATCATCTTAGGAAACAGAGGGACCAGATGGATAAAGTAACGTTTAATTATTTAACTGATGAAGAGCCTATGAAGTTTGATGCTCATTCAGTTATCACTAAAGATACAATCTACACCTACATTGGTATGGATTTTGGCTATAATGATAAAACTAGTTATTGGATTTATGATCCTAGAACAGATGAGCATCACGAAATCACTAAAGAAGAATATGATAGAGTGATGAAATGTCAAAGGAAATGAACAGATGAGTGATTGGGAAGCAATTAAAAAGCAATTAGAGTCAATCGCTATTAGTCTTAAACGAATTGCTGATAGTTTAGAAAATAAAGAACTTCCTGAAATGACTATGAAAGAATGTATTAAATGGATGGAAGAAAATAGTGGTATTACTGATGCTATGAGAGGTATCAAGGAATGATTATAGCTGTAATATTGTTGCAATTAATTCAATATGGTGGTTCTCCGATGTGGGATCGCGGACCTAATCCAGAATATCGCAGGGAACGCCAATTTCCGGTTTATCCACCTCCTAGGCGATATGGACCACAATTTGTACCATGTATAGGTGCTGGCGATTGTCAAGGACCAAACAGAGGCTATCAAGGTCGTCCAAGATTTGAGCCACCTCCGCGATATGACGATGAATGGGAAGAATGATAACTCCTGAACAAATAGCAGGTGAAACCGAAACTTCACAACAACGTGCGGTTATGGTATGGGCAGCACTTCAACAAAATAAATATTTAAAATGGTTACATGCTATTCCTAATGCTAATAGTCATAAACAAGTGGCTGAAGGTGTTCGTGCTGGTATAGCTGATTTATTTTTACCTGTACCAATACAAACTCAATGGGCTAAAATGTATGCTGGTCTTTACATTGAATTAAAAACTGAAAAACGACGTAAAGAAAAAAATGGTGGATTGAGTGAAGATCAGATAGAATTTGGTAAATATGCTATTGACATCGGTTATCAATGGTATGTATGTTATGGATGGGAAGAAGCTAAAGATAGAATATTGGAATACTTAGCATGAAATTAGATTTGATTGATATAGCTGTTCAAATTAAAGGTGAAACTAAATATGCTTATCGTATTTATGATGGCAAAAAGACTGATTGGGTTCCTAAGTCACAAGTAGAGAATAATGATGATGGAACCTTTACTATGCCTCTTTGGCTTGCTCAAGATAAAGGTTTTATTTGAAATGACACTAGAACATCGTTTAGTTCGCTGCAAGGTCTATCGTGAGGAAGCTTTGAAACAGCCACGAGTTAATAAGCTTTATATTGAAGATTTGGATCTTTCTATTGCTATGTTTGAACAGGCTTGTGTTAATCCATCAATACAACATGGATGGGTTGACAGTGATGAGTAATTATATTTACTATTGTCCTTATTATGGACTTGAACATTTGATGCTTTTGAAGCAAGGATGGAGAGAGCATCATTGTTTATTTATTGATGGTGAAGTGTGGATAAAGGTGTGTAGGGAGTAGAAAATGCCATTATTAGACTATCTTGTAAAGGAATAAGAAAATGCTAAAGTGTTCTAATTGTGGTTGTGATTTAACTGAAGATAACAATAGTTATGCTGATTATCTTTGTGACGACTGTTATGAAGACGAGCAGGATGATATTGAAGATGAAGAAGATAATGAATGAGTTGGTCTAGAGAAGAAATATCAAGATTGTGTAAATATTATTTGATCATGTCTAGTGATCAACTTGTTAAAGAATTTGCACCAAGACCATTAAAACAAATTCAAAATAAAGCATCTAAACTTAAAATTGCTAGAAAGAAAATGGGATATAATTGGCGTAAAATATGTAATGAACATAAACCTACAATTATTTTGACACAAGTTGTCCCAAGGGAGAAATAATGTATTTCGTTTGGCTAAAAGGTCTTCATGGCTCAGAGTCTCAATTGTGGGCAGATGATTTTATTGATAATCAATTAATTAAAAAAGCTGTGTTCAAGAAAAAGTTATCAGAAGCGGAACAAACATTATCGTTGGATGATTTAGCTATGAAATATGAGAAGGATAAATCATGACTGATTTAATTAAAGAACTCGCTGCTGATGCATTTGAAAAGCAAGAACGTGTTCGCATGTTGGAAATGATGAGTACGCCGATTGACTATGAAGCTAGGAAAGCAGCATTCGTTCAATTAGCTGAAGCTTGTGCATCTGCTGAAGCAGCAAAAAAGAAATTAGATAATTATGCAACATCAAATAAGTCAATATAAAGACGGTTATCAAACTATTCGCTTTTGTTGTATATGCAGCAAAGAAGGTATCGATCTAGCCTCGCCTTGCATACCTTACGCAACAAAATGTCTTATTTGTGGGCATACTGTTTTCTCGAATGAGCCTTGTAAGAATTGTCAATCGATTAGTAAAAAGTTTAAATTTGCTAAATCATAACTTGACAGACAAAACTCTAGAATTTAAATAGATTTCATTGGATTTAACCAATTTAAAAAGGAACTTAAACATGAATTTGGAAGTTTTGCGAGCCGTAGCAAATGCGACTGCGGCTAATTCTGTTATGTATGTAACTGCGGCTGAAGGCAAGCCTCTTGCTGAAGCTGGTTTGATTTCTGTTGATTTTAATCATCGCGATCCAAATGATCCTAATAAGGTTGCAGCACATGTAACTGATAAGGGTGTATATGCTCTTACAGGCTCTAATGGTGTTCATAAGTCTGCTATTGTTATTCCACCTCATAGTTCTACCTTTACTATTCAGAAGGGCGGAATTGAATTGCCGAAGGTTGAACGTGGCTTTAAAAAGGGCTTTGGTGGAGGCGGTCGTGCTGCCAAGTATGATTTTGAAGCTATGGAAGTTGGTGATTTCTTTTTCGTTGCCAATTCAGAAGTTAAGAATGGTGACGCTGCAAAGACCTTGGGAAGTGCTGCTGGTTCTGCTAATCAGCGCTTTGCTGTAGGTACTGGTGAAAAGGAAACTGTGCAGCGTGCAAAGCGTGGTACTGATCATAAAGCTATTAAAGGTCATGATGGCAAGAACGTGATGGAAACTGTTGAAGTGGAAAAGAAGAATTTCACTAAGAAGTTTGTTGTGCGTCCTGTTAAGGCAAATGTTGAGTATGGCGCATTCACTGCTCCTGCTGATGGTGCAGTGGTTCATCGTTCGGTTTGATAAGATAGGGCGGGAAGAAATTCCCGCCTTTTTAATTAGGAATTGAAATGCCCACATATGATATAAATGGTAATGAAATTGAACCTCTCACTGCTGAAGAATTTGCTGCTATTCTATGGCCGGGAATGTTTAAACCGGGTTGGCGTGATAGAGAAGTTTGGTTTCAAGAACATTGTTATTGTTTAAATAAGGCTGAAGAATTATTAAAGATTGTTGAAGTTAGGTATAAAAAGTGAATGAACCTTGGCGAGATCAAAATAAATATATCATAGGGGCTAATGTAAAATGTTTGGGATGTGGAGTATCTTGTCATAAAACGTGTTGGGGTAAATGGTGTTATGAATGTAATGTAAAAAGAATTGAAAGAATTAATAAATCATTTAAAAATTTGATTGAAAATAATCATGAGTAAATATAAGAATGGGGTCGAAAACCTTCCTTTACGTCAAATAAACACTCATTGTCCTATCATTGTTATTGTGACTGATTTAACTACTGATGAAATAGTGCAGACTATTGAACTTGATTATGCTAAGGTTGATGATAGAAAACATTTGGGACGTTTAAGTTTTTGGTGCATATCGAATAGTCATAGCGTAGAAACTATGAGTAAAGCTGATGCTGAAAAGGAAAATATTTCGTGAGTTGTTTCGCATGGTTTCTTTTATTCTTAAATATAGCAATTTATATAATTATTTGGGTATATAAAAATGAAAAATAGTCAATATATTAATCAAATGAATGTGAATATTAGTGAAATGGTGAGATTAACATTTAATGAGCAAATGCCACAAAATAATAATGAAATTCAACATATTATTACTTTATCTATGCATTTTGAATTTTTAAAAGAAATGCATAGGACTATTGGTGATACATTAAATAGTCATATGGAAATGATTGCTAATATGAGTAAGAACAGAGAAATGAATTAAGTCTATCGGCTCTCATGGTGGAACGGGTAGACACTAGAGACTTAAAATCTCTTGCTTATAGCGTACAGGTTCGAATCCTGTTGAGAGCACCATAAATAGCAGTTGACATTGATATGACTACCGTCTATAAACAGTCTTGTCATCAAATGATGGCAGGCTGTTTGATATTGGAGAATGTAACATGAGCAATGAAATGTATAAGGCATTTGATGAAGCTATGCAGTCTTTGGAACGTCTTGAGGCTCTTACCAGACGTGAGCACGGTAATGCTCATAAACGAGTACATGACGTATATGTGAACCTTGATATTGTTCAAGACAAGTTGCTTGGAAATATAGCTTGACGATCACTGATTGATCGTATAGGCTTTCTTTATCGACTGGAGCAAATGCCCAATTATCTCCAACGATATTATTTCAGCACCTAAATTATTTGGCCTAGCTTCTTGAATGGAGCTAGGCCTTTTGCTATGATCGTAAAATGCAATCGCCCAAACCAACCATATTTGATGCTAGAAATGTCGCGCCTTGGGTTGTCAGCGAGCCTCAACAGCTATCGTCTTTATGGGGTTCAAATGTTCAATCTCAACCATCACCAAAGCCTGATTTTGCTGACAATGACGAGCTTAAGAAAGCATTTGGAATTGAATTAGGGCGTGGCTTGGATACCTTCAATGCTGGATTGAAAGTATTTGACGAGGTGATGCCTAAAGCATTGTGGGCAAGTGTAAATTGGGCAAAAGACCCTATAGTTATTGCTTCTCGTGATGCTTATATAATTACGTTAAAAAAAGCAGCTAAACCGCTTGACAAAGAGGAACTTTTAGCAGAGGTTTTGGAACAATCGCGATTCGCACCTGAATTTAAAGATAAAGCTTCACTTTTAAAATTATATTCTGATATTGCTGGTTACACTGGTAAGATTGCGATAGATGCTTCCACTAATACAACAAACAATACTCAAAATAACAATCTTACTAAAATAGTTTTAGTTAAAGGTTCACAAGAGCCAGTTTCGAATAACAATAAAGCTCCTGATATGAATAATCAATCAAAAATACAAAATAGCTTGCCCAATCTTAAGTTGGTTGGAGGCTTACGGTAGTATTTTTGATTAACCCATGGAGCAAAAGATATGCGAAAGAAACTTGGTATTGCAGTATTAGCAATTATTGCTAGTGCTAGTGTTGCATATGCTGCTGGCGTATGGAACGGACTTCCGATTGTTGGTGATCCCGGTAACACGGTTTGTCTTGATTTTGGTAGCACTCCTGCTACTACGCCGGGTAACTGTAACCAGTTTAGTCCTGCTGGTCCTACTGGTTTGACTGGTAACGAGCTTATTCCTACTGATACTGGCCAGCAGAATCCAGCTACGGTGTATATCCCAGCATCGTTGCTTGGTAGTTCTGTCAATCGTTTGATTGGTGGTGATATGACCACTAATCTTAATCAGCGTCCTAGCACTGTTAAAGGTGTTGCTTCGCTAGCAACGTTATCTCCAACTGCTGCTGTGATTACGGCTGATCGTTGGTGGACAATTGCTCCTGCTGCTGGTGTTACTGTTACTATCGATAGCACCGCTGCTACTGCTGTTATTCCGGGTTTAAGTAATACTAAAGCGCTTCGTTTAGCTCGTACTACCTCTGGCGCTGCTGGTATTATGTGCATTGGTCAAACGCTTGATGCTGCTGCTTCTCAGCCGCTTATTGGTAATAACGCTGTATTTTCGTTCTGGGAATCCAACGGCCCGGCTCAATCTGCAACTGCTGGTAACTTCACTGTAAACGTTGATTATACGTCTGCTGCTGATGCTGTTGCTACTCAGGCAACGCTTGGCTTTGCTGGTGCTAATGGTTCGCTATTTGCACTTGGTGATGTAGGCTTGCTTTCTGCTGGCCCTACTAATATGACTCGTGCTATTGCTGGCTTCTCTGCTGGTACCACTGGTACGGTAACTGCTGGTGTTGCAATGATTGCTGGCTCTACGACTTGGAAACGATATGGTGTTTATGCACCAATTCCGATTAACATTCCCGGTACTACTATGCCAGTTACGAGTGTTAGTGTTTCGATTTGCTTCGCTCCGATTCTTACTACTGCTATTACTACGGATTGGATTGAAGTTAACGGTATGCAGTTAGAAGCTAAGCCTCCTGCTACCAGCGTTACAAATCCAATTGTTAGTGTTCTTGCTCCTAATGGTGTTACTGCTCCTAGTGCTTTTGAACGTCGCTCTGCGGCATTTGAACAGACATTATCACAGTACTATTGGTATTATAACTTTGAAAGTCAGGTTGCTGGTGGTATTACTACTGTTGCAAGCTGTACAGATGTCACTACTGCTCTTGCTAATTGTTGGTTTCAATTTCCTGTTAACATGCGCATTGCTCCAAATGTAAAGTACACTGCTGGTTTTCAAGCATTTACTACAACTGCCTATAGTGCTGTTGGCGCATGTACTGCTTTGGCTGCATCAACATCATATGTGACTGTTCCATCTACTACTGGTGCTTTAGCGGCTTGTACAGCTGCTTTAACTCCTGCTGCTGGAACTGCTAATAGTTTAACCGCATTAGGCACCGCGTCCTCCACCGGTATTATTTCAGCCTCGGCGGAACCGTAGGATTTAATCTGAAACAGAAAGGATTAAACCTATGCCCTTAACTCTTCCGAGTAAACAAGTCAGACAATACACCACTTCTAAACAGTTAATTGGCGGTGATGATTTTAACGGAATCGTCGCTCAATTAAATTCATCAGCGGTTGGTATCACTGCTGGTGTTGGTGGTGGTTCTGCTAATGCTGTTGCACTAGCTAATGCTTTTAATACTATATCAACGGTCGCTAGTGCCAATGATAGTGTAAAACTTCCAAAAGGTTTTGCTGGTTTGGAAGTCAGTATTGCCAATCAAGCCGCAGCTAACTCACTTCAAGTATTTACTTCTAGTAAAGGCCTTATCAATAATACTGATGGTGTCGCTACTGGAGTAGCTTTAGCTGCTAGTCAAACATCATATACATTATATTCGTGTTTTAGAATAGATGCTACTAATGGTGAAATTTGGTTATCTAAGTAATTACTCCCCAGACTTGCCCCGGTGCAGAAGCCGGGGCATCTTTTTAGGAATAAGTTTTATGAAGAAATTATTAGTACATATTGTAGCATTATTTTTATTACTTTGCCCACAATTAGCTTTAGCTGCTAATGCATTTTTAGCTGATTCTAAAATTAAAATTACATCTATTATTGTAGCTAATAACACGACTGCTGTTGTAATTAGCACTACACAATCAACTGTTTATTCAGTAGATGCTTTTAACAATGCTGGTGCGATTGCTTATGTAAAATTATATAACGCATCAACTGGTACTTGTGGTACTGGAACTCCGCAAGCTCGTTATATGATTCCATTTGGGGCTAGTTCCTCTGGTGGCGGATTTAATGTTTCAAATATTAACGGCGATGCTTATGCTAATGGAATTGTGATGTGTATTACTACTGGTATAGCAGATACTGATATTGTTGCTCCGAGCTCTAATGCTTATATTGTCAATATTCATTATAAGAATTAAATGAAAACCATTTTAACAGCCATTCTTATCATTAGTGTGGGCATAGTGACTGCTTACGCTGGTGGTTTTTCTATGCTTCATGTTGGCTCTGCTGATGGTAATGGTGGCGGAGGTGGTGGTTGTTCTAACCAACTTGATTTTTCACAAGCTTGTAATTCTCAGTATATACCGATTATTCATTAAAGGATAGCACAATGTTTAAAAAGCTTCTGCTAACAATCGCATTCTCGTTAGTTGCGAGCAGTGCATTTGCGGTATGTGGTGCTATCCCATTAACTATTAAAGATGCTAGTGCAGCAACTCAAAACATATCATCTGCTACTGCTGCTGATGGTAATTGTAAAACTTATATAGACGCTGATACTGCTTCACAAATTCATACCGATTTGACTGCATCTATTCCTGCCGGTGCTAATTTAATTGGTAAAATTGGTATTGATCAGACTACACCGGGAACAACTAATGCTGTAGCAGTCACAGCTGGTACTAATCGCATTGGTTATGTTACTGATGATCCTTGTAGCAATGCTAGTTCGAAACTATATAAGCCCATTAGTATAACAACCGCTACCACAACCAATATTATTACTGGGACTGCTGCAAAGATAATATATATTTGTCAGCTTTTTCTAACTTCTGCCGCAGCAGATAATATTGCGGTTATCGAAGGAACTACAGGAGCTACGTGTGGTGCTGGTACCGCAGGTGTAATAGGTGGCACAACTGCAACCAATGGGCTTAACTTTGCGGCCAATGGTGGCGTGTCAATTGGTAATGGCGCTGCTAATATTGCGCGAACAGCTACTGTCAATAATGATATTTGTTTGATTACGTCAGCGTCTACTCCGCTTGCTGGAGGTATCACTTATGCTGTGCAATAAAATGAAAAGTCTTTTTATTGTTCTAATGCTATTTTTACTTCCAATATCGGCTGAAGCCGCAACTTGTTTTTGGGTCGGTGGTGTCGGTACTTGGAGTACGGCTAATGCTGCGTCATGGTCATCTTCTACTGGAGGTGCTGGGAGTACTTGTGCTGCGACTGGTGGTATTCCAAAGCAAGCGGCTGATACAGCTACGTTTGATGGAGCGTCTGGTGGTGGAACCGTTACTGTTGATACAACTATTAACGGTGTGACGCTCACTCAGATTACAATGGGTGCATTTACAGGCACGCTTGATTTCAGCATTAATAATCCAAGTGTGACCATGGCGGTGATGTCTATAAGTGGAGCTGGCACACGGACTGTGAAGCTGGGAAGTGGTACGTTCACGCTCACGTCGAATAATACCAGCAATATGTTCGATGCATCTACGATCACAGGATTAACCCTTACGGCCGGAACGTCCACAATAAATTTCGCTCCATCTAGCGCACCCAATGGCTCATGGGGATTAGCGAGTGGTGGATTGAATGGCGCAAACGCACTCAACAATGTTACGTTTACATTTGGATCAAGCTCCGCAGTGCGAAATGCTTTCATTACTGGAAGCAACACGATTAACGTGCTGACTGTGGGAGCCAATGTTGCATTACAGCCTAATTCAAATACGACGCAAATTTTAACCTCTCTTATAATCGGGGGTACTAGTTCTCTTCAGACGATGCTGGGAGGGGCAGCTTCAACGCCTGCGATCATTAGTATAGCGACAGGTACAATCAACTTAAGTTGGGCTGGAATTCGAGCTGTAACCTTCACAGGAGGGGCGACATTCATAGCGGCGAACTCTTTTGATCTAGGCAATAATAGCGGAATTACGATTACTGGACCTGCAGGTGGCGCTGGTGGTGGCCATATCATCGGCGGGTAAAATACAGTGAAAATTTCTCGTCGAAGTTTTGTTCACGGTGCCTGTACAATTGCTGCAGTCTCATTAAGACCAAATCCTGTTGAAGCATGGTTTCATGGTATGCCTATCATATCGCCGGGCCATTCAGTTCTCAACGCGAACTTCGCTGCTGATCAGTATTTGAATATCGCCAAGGGATTCACCGTTTCTCTTTCTGGAACGATGACGCCAGCAAGTCTAAATGCGGATCAATATCCGACCGGGATTATCCCGAACACCTATGGTGGGAACACCGGATCGAGCGGAATCGATCCATCGTATTTTGGGCACTATACGATCGCTTGGACTGGCGTATCGGCTTTCACGGTAGCCGGAAAGCCCGTCATCATTTACAATGGTGGCACTTTTGCGGGTTTGGGCGGCGCTTCTGGCGTCGTTCAAAACAATGTCACCATCGGAACGACAGCTAACCCAAGCGTTGAGTTGGCTGTTGGCGCGCTGATCACCAGCGTGACCACGAGCGGCGGCGGTCTTGTTCAGTTTGGAACGACGACTGGTTTCTGGGGCAACTTCGCTACCGGCACGAATGTTAAACTTAATAATCTGACGGGCCTTCCGGCTGGCCCGAATGCCGATGGATCGTGGACGGCGACCAAGGTCGACAATCAGACCTTCACACTCAACGGCTCTGCGGCGTTCGCTGGATTGGTCAGCATCAACACCTCCGGGACGGTCGGAGTAAACACGGAGGCTATCGCCAGCGTCACACAATTCGCTTTCACTTGGAATCCAACGTTCTCCGCTGTAAATGTCACCCACAATTTCAGCAATTTCATCTTCTGCAACACTGCAAATCTGACTGACCTTAACGCCGGGTTGCAGCTTAGCCGTCCCTGCATTGCGACAATCAAAGCGGTCAACCCGCGCTATGTCCGCTTCATGGACGCGATGGCGACGCAGGGATTGGTTTCGAACTTCGCGAGCAAGGCTCCGAGCACCTCCATGGTATGGGGCGCTTTGAGATTTGATCCCACATATTATGGTGGCACGACCGCCGGATCGGCTGATGCCTATACCTGCTCGAACCCCTCCGCTTCCGGAGGCGGCGCCTATGTAGATGGCGAAACCGTCACAGTCTATGTGGACCGATCGAGCACGACGACCAGCCCGACACTCAATGTAAGCGGGCGCGGCGCAGCGAAAATCTTTTCGCGATCGATGCAAAATCTGGTCATGAACATAACTAGTACGGGAGTCAAGAACGCCGCTCTGACCTCCATATCCGGCTCTGGGACCACAGCTACGGCGACGACCACGGCGCCACACGGATTGACCAACGGCGATCAGTTCGGGATGACGATCGCCGGAGTGACACCCAGCACCTTTAACGGAACGGTTCTCTGCACCGTCACGGGCGCAAGCACGTTTACCTATCCGAACACGACCAGCGGTGCGGCTTCGGTTGCGGGCAACTATTCGGTCAATACACGGATCGGTGACATCCTCACCTTCACGTTCACCAATGCCGATTTTGGAACTTATGCTCCGACATATATCGTACAGAGCACCGATCTCAGCATCGACACCCTTGGTGGACATATAGGCGGCAGTGTCGGTTCGCTTAACGCCGATCTCACCTTAACCGGCAGCGGAATATTTGTTCAGAACAGCGGCGGTGGATATCTTCCGGTCAATTGCAGGACTGCCACGACATGCGCATTTGGTGTTTCCGGATCGACAATTGAAGCATGCAGCCCCGGCACGATGTCGGGAATCACCCAATCTGGAACAGTTGGCTTTCTGACCATCAACACCGCTGCCACCTTTATCTACAATACGCTTTTGGGCGGCTTCATCTTTATTGGCGTCGGCGGTGTCACCTGCGGCGTTCCGCTGGAATACATCTATGAGATATGCACCAGGGCGAATGCTGGAGCGTGGGTTTGCTTGAACGTTATTTACACTCAGGCTGCGACGGTCTCTCTCGGTGCAGCCATGGCAACAAATCTGCCGGGGCTTCCGGTGGTCTGCGAGTATAGTAACGAGGTCTGGAATTTCGGCGAATTCCCGGTTACTCAGTGCAACGGTCTTGCTGCATGCATTGGATTTGGGACTTCGGGCGGCGGCTACATGGATTTCTACGGTCTGCGCACGGCTCAATTGTTGCCCGCGTTCGCTTCAGGCTGGACCGGCACCGGAAGACCCATCAACACGACAGCGGCGGGTAGAGACCTTGAATTAGTAAATGCCATGACTCCGCTGGAAGGGAGCGGAGGCTTTACAGGTCAAATGGTGCCGCTGCGCTGGAACGGCGGATGTCTGTCGCCTACTCCGATTGTTGCCACGGGCTCTATCACCGCGACGACATTGACCATGGCCGTTTCCGCAGGAGCCGTACCCAGGTGCGGAATGCAGGTTACAGGATCGGGCGTGACCGCTGGAACTGTGATAACCAAGGTGGTCAGCGGTACACAATTCACGGTCAACAATTCGCAGTCCGTCGCCAGCACGACGATTACGATCACTAATCCGCTCTACTCCGCACTCAGCGGCCCCGGCGGCACGGCATCATCGACAGCGTACAATGCTTTTCCGACGCGCCCGATTGATCTGGTGGACGGGACGTCTTACGCAACCTATGTTCAAGGGGCGCTGGCAGCGAATAACGCCAGCTCATGGACTGGCACGCAATCGTTCTACAATACCCTGTTTCAGGCCAGCGCGGACTATGCCAGTGGCATCCCGGCATCGATGGCGAGTGCCATTACGGCTTGGAGCAATGACATCAGGGATGGCACGAAGAACGGAATTCGCAGCAGTGCGGGGATGTCTTCTTTCCTCGGAGTGACGAATGCCGCCGGAGGCAATAACTTTCTTCCGGGATGGGAAGCCAAAGTCGCCGTCTATGATGGCGCAAGGCCGAGTGGAAAGACAAACCTGAGCGTCAGGTGTTACGAAGGGATGATTCCGCAACAATCGATGTCCAATAGTGATGGCGGCGTTAACCTAACCACTAGCGTCACCGACATGACAAACAAATTCAATGGCAACGCTTGGGTTCTCTCTCCAACCTACGGAGCAAGCAACGACGCTGTAGCGTTGAACATGGTCACTCTTGCGCTGGCCTATAAGAATGATCCGCAACTTGCTGCTGATCAGTTATACTTTTGGAACCAACAAAAGGCCATTCATGTAAATCGGCCATTCAGCGGCGGCCAATTCGGTATCGAGGGAGGTAGTTCTAGCACATGGGCACTTTATCCGGGTGGCTTGACGTCAACACCATGGCAAAACTTGACCGGGCAAGCGCAGTACAATGCATTGAATGTCAATTAACTTTTAAGAGTTTAAATAATAAATGCAATTACAAGATAACACAATAGAATTTCCTGAGCGTAAGGAGGTGCATGGTGGAGCAAATTATCGAGTTCCCTGATAAATTAGCCTTCTTATTATTTGAAAGTGCTCGTTTAAAAATACCTTGGGGCGGTCGTGGTGCTGGCAAAACTGAGAATATTTGTCGTGCATTAATTCTATTATCTCGTACTAAAAAGCTTCGTATTCTTTGTGGTCGTGAATTTCAAAATTCTATTGATGAAAGCGTCAAAGCAACCATTGAAGCTAATATTGAAGAGTTAGGATTAAGTGATGATTTTTATATAACTAAAAAACAAATCATTTGTAGGTCTACAGGCTCACGTTTTATTTTTATGGGCTTGCGTTATAATATCAGTAAAATTAAATCAATGGGCCGAATCGATATTTGTTGGATTGAAGAAGCTGATAAAACTTCTGCTAATACATTAGATAAATTATTTCCTACTATTCGTGGTCGTTCTGATTTAGAAGAAGATAAAGGTGGTCCGTTTGGCGATGGTCCGGAAATATGGATGAGCTTCAATCCAGATTTAGAAGATGATGAAGTATATAAGCGATATGTTTTAAATCAAATTAAATATGCTCCTGAATATGTCAATGGTAAGCGATATGCTATTGTAGCTAAAGTTAATTATTGGGATAATAAATGGTTTCCTCCTGATCTTAAGATGGAAATGGAGGTTATGCGTAATGCTAGTCAAGATAAATATCTTCAAGTGTGGGAAGGCCATGTTAAACAGATTTTAGAAGGCTCTATTTATGCAGAAGAATTACAAGAAGTACTTAAGAATAGTCGTCGAAAGCATGTTCCTCATGATCCTAATAAACCAGTATTAACATTTTGGGATTTAGGTCATTCTGATAAGACTGCTATTTGGTTTGTACAACGTGCTGGTGTTGAATTCAATGTAATTAATTATTATGAAGATAGATTAAAGAAAATACCATTTTATGTTAAA